TTTGGATTTCAAGAGATGGATGTTGTAGATATAGTTAAACCTATAACTAAATATGCTGTCTTACTTAAAGATCCTAATAAAATTAAGTATGAATTAGAAAAGTTAATTTATATGGCTTATGAAGGTAATAAAGGTCCAGTTTTATTAGACATACCAGATGATATTCAGAGAATAGAAATAGATCCTAAACAATTAGAACCTTTTGTACCTGTACCTAAATTTGATAATCATTATTTGATTGATAATCAGATCACAGAAACTATAAATTCAATAGAGAGGGCAAAAAGACCTGTTGTTATAGTTGGTGGTGGTGTAAAAATAGGTAATGTAGAGGAGAAAATGAAAGATTTCCTTAATTTCTCTAGTCTACCTTTTGTTACTACATGGTCAACTATAGACTTATTTACAGAAGATAATGACAATTTAATAGGTAACTTTGGTATATCATCTAATAGATATGGTAATTTTGCAGTACAAAATGCAGATTTAATTATTAGTTTTGGTTCAAGATTAGATACACACCAAACAGGTAGTGACCCATCTAAGTTTGCACCAAATGCTAAGAAGATAGTCATAAACATAGACAACAATGAACTTTATAAAGATGATGGTGTAAATATAGATTTAAAAATATGTTGTGATCTAGATATGTTTTTAACTAAACTTAATGGATTTGCTATAGACTTAAAAGATATAACTGTCTGGAAAAACAGGATAGTTGAGTGGAAAGAAAAATATCCTATATGTCTACCAGAGTATTACAATCAAGAAGATAGTGTAAATCCTTATGTATTTATGAATGAGCTATCTAAAGAAACTAATGAGAATGATATTATAATCACCGATGCTGGTGCAACATTAACGTGGACAATGCAATCTTATAAAATAAGAAATAACCAAAAATTATTTAGTGCATTTAACCATTCGCCTATGGGTTATTCGCTACCTGCCAGCATCGGTGCTCAATTTGCAGCATTTGGAGAAAGAATTGTATGTATTACAGGTGATGGTGGTATGTGTATGAATATACAAGAGTTAGAAACTATAGTGTATAATAACTTACCAGTTAAAATATTCTTGATTAATAATAAAGGTTATGGTATAATCAGACAAACTCAAGATACGTGGATGAATAGTAATTATGTTGGTGTAGATAAAAATAGTGGTTTAGGATTTCCAAATATAAAAGGAATAGCACAAGCATATGGTGTACCAACTATAGATATAAATGATCATAGTGATTTAAATGAAACTATTAGATATGTGTTAAACTATGATGGATACATTTTGTGTAATGTAAATGTAAAACCTGATGAACAAATACTACCTAAATTAGTATTTGGTCATGGTATTGAGGACATGTCACCTTTGTTACCACGTGATGAACTTAAAGAAATAATGAATAATGAAGAAAATACAACTAACACAAAATAAAGTAGCTATAGTAGATGATGAGGATTATGTAGAATTAAATAAGTATAATTGGTATACTAATAAAAGTATTAATACTTGTTATGCTCGTAGAAAAGTTAAAAAGGAGCTAAATAAAACTACTATATTAATGCACAGACAAATAATAAATCCACCAGATAATATGTTAATTGATCATATAAATGGTAATGGATTAGATAATAGAAAAGAAAATTTAAGAATTTGTACTAGATCACAAAATAATTGTAATATAATTATTCCTAAACACAATACTTCTGGTATAAAAGGAGTGAGTTTTGATAAGAGTAAGAATAAATACATAGCTAATATTCGTGTAAATAATACTACTAGACATTTAGGTGCTTTTGCTAATAAATTAGAAGCAAAAGATGCTTACACTAAAGCTGCTAAGAAATATCATAAAGAATTTTATTCAGATGGTATAAGAAAAGTAAATAAAGAATTACAAAAAGAAATAAATAGTGTAGAATTATTAGTTAAAAGTAGAAGTAAATCAGGTATTAAAGGTGTTACTTGGTGTAAAAAATCAAATAATTGGCAAGCTAGGGTAATAATTAATGGTAAAAGAGAACATTTAGGTCTTTTTAATAGTGTTGTTGAAGCTAAAAATGTTATAAATTTAAAGAATAAGGATATTAATTTATATGGATGATAAAATTGCTCTGATTACATCAGCAGGGTTTGGTGACTATGTTACGTATATGGCTAGACTACAATCATTATTATGTGCTGAAAGAGTAAATAAAGCTGATGTTTATGTTTTATCTACTTTTGTTAATGTTAGGTATATGGTTCTTGATTTTATAGAAATGTCTCCAATAGTAGATAAAGTATATTATGGTAGGATGCCAGGAAATACTAAATATAAAAATGTAATAGATTGGAGACCTGATAATTCACCTCTACCTTATCCTGTCGATCCTAATTATAACTTTCCTCATGGTAAGGTGGATATAGAATGGGCTAATGGAATACTGGAAGGTGTTAAGAATCCTATTATTGTTTACCCATATACTTTAGGTGGTAATCAACATTCAGAACATGAGAAGTATGTCAGATCACCAAAAGAAGATTGGTGGTGTAAATTGTTTGATTATATCGTATTACATGATGGTACTCCTATAGTAATAGGTGGAGAAGATGAATATATTGAGTGGGATAATAAAAATGTTATTTCAGCATATAATGATAAGGATAATTTTTTAAATTGTGTACCTTTAATACAAAATAGTAAAGGTATTGTGTCTATAGCATCATGGCCTTATATGGTAGCTCATTATGCTGGTAACATAGATACTGTTGTGATTATGTTATATAATCACCATTGGAAAGATAGGCATTTGGCTGAAGATAGATCAAAAATTATTACGTTTTTGGAAGTTCCAGAGTATAAAGATATTATTAGTAGTTTAGGAGTATTAAATTGAGAGAATCAGTAAATGGTTTTAAAACTTTAGGTAATGATTTAGTTGGTGTAGAAATAGGGGTTTGTAAAGGTGAAAGTGCTTTAGGCATGTTACAGAATTTACCTATTAAAATGCTATATTTAGTTGATCCTTATGTTGAATATGAGGAATATAATATAACTGAAATTAGTGGTTGTCCTAATATGGATGAAAATGAAGCTTCTGCTAAAGAACTACTTAAAGATTATGAAGGTAGAATTACATGGATTAGAAAAAAATCTAATGATGCTGTAAATGATATACCTAATGATTTAGATTTTGTTTATATAGATGGTAATCATGCTGGTGGTTATGTTAAAATGGATATTGAAAATTACTACCCTAAAGTTAAAGATGGCGGCATACTTGCAGGACATGATTTTCAAAAGATAGAAATACGAGATAGTGTATTAGAATTTAACAAAGGTAGAAATCATGATTTATATAGTTTTCCATTTGAAAAAGCTAATCATATACATGATTGGGATGAAGAATGGAGATTATACAGAGTTCCTAGTGGTAGAATAAGTATTGATCAAGAAGATTGGTGGTTAATTAAAAAATAAATGGAGAACCAAATGGAAAAGGTTGAAACTAATGATCTAGAGCAAATTGAGAATAAACATAAAGAAATATTAGCTGATTATAATTTTCTTTATGAGATTGTAAGTTTAGAAAATAGTTATGGTAGAAATAATATGTGCTATTGTGATTCAGGTGTGAAATTTAAAAAGTGTTGTTTAAAAGAACATGAAGAAAAAGAAGTAAAATTAAGTGATTTGATGGACTCACTGAATGATCTTGGGAGGGATTATTCAAAGTTGGTGAAGGAAAGTAAAATTGAAAAAAATAGTATTACCAAATGAGTATAATTATGTAGGATTGTTCCTAACACTCAGATGCAATTATTCTTGCTCATATTGCGTTAATGAGAAATCTGGTGAAATATCTAGGAGTATGCCAGAATTAGGAGCTAAACAGTGGATTGATTGTATAAATAGAGTAAAAATACATGATGATGTTGCTGTAACTATTGGTGGTGGTGAACCTACCATGCACAGAGACTTCTATGAGATAGTTAATGGTATAAAACATCCTATAGATTTATTAACTAATGCTAAATTTGATGTATTTGAATTTATAAAGAATGTAAATCCTAAGAAAATGTTTCACTCAGACGTAGAGGGTTATAAATCTGTAAGAATTAGTTTTCATCCAGAGTTTATGGATGTAAAAGAAGTTGTTTCTAAGGCTGCTCTTTTACAAGAAAATGGTTTTAATGTTGGTATATTACCATTGAATTTCCCTAATAGTACAGAACAAAACCTTAAATTAGCAGAGGAAGCTAGAAAGAATATGGTATACACATTTATTAAGGATTATCTTGGTGAGTATAATGGTAAAATGGTAGGACATTATAAATATCCAGATGGTTTAAATGGTAATACTAAAAGTGTTTTGTGTAGGACTAAGGAATTATTAATAAATCCTAGTGGTAATGTGTTTAAATGTCATAGAGATTTGTACACTAATGAATATTCTTTAGGTAGTTTATTAGATAATGAGTTTAAATTAGAGTATAAATTTAGAAATTGTAAAAATTTTGGTAAGTGTAATAATTGTGATTTGAAAGCTAAAGTTAATAGATTCCTACAGATGGGTAGTTGTTCCGTAGAAATTCAAAATTTAATTGGTGAAAGTTGGGATACTTAATATAGAATGAAAGGAGTGAGACATGAATAGATTAGTATTAGTTGTGTTTGTATTACTTATGTGTTGCGTATCATGTAATACATTTAGTAATGTAGATAGTAAGAAGGATGTTATAGACTGTGTAGAGAACAAACCTACTGCAATTATTAAAGTTTATGACAAGTTTGGAGATTTAGTAGAAAATTAGTAAATAGAGAGGTGGTATTATACAGTGTGACGTATCACCTCTCTATATAATATTATGAAAACATTAGTTAAAAAGAAGAAAATAGATAAAACATTACATAACTTTATAGTTTTAGAGTGTTGTAATTTTGTTAGAAATAGCTGTGTTGGTGTCAGTTCTACAGGAATGTTTAATAATACTGGTATATGTGTTGTTATTGGTGAAGAACCAAAACATTGTGATTATTTTAAAGATTGTGTAATTCCTACTTCTAAGCATAGAATGTGTTATAATGAAATATTAAATAAGTATTCTGATGTGGATAATACAATAAAACGTGTTAAAATTAGAACTTGTCAATGTGGTTCTAAATTAGATAAAGGTGAAAGATTGTGTAGTTTATGTAAGAAAACTAAAAGAAAATTATCTTTTCGTAAAATAAATGTGAAAAGAAAAAGGTGATTTATCAACATACAGTGCGTGTGTATTATATGTAGTAAAACAGTAAGTTATGATAAAATTTCTAAAGTTGATAAATTTTATCATATGTGTTGTAGTTGTGTTGATAAAGTACCAGATCACATACCTGTAGAACAGTATAAAAAATATTTAAAAAGTATTAAAATAAAGAATACTTAACTTATATATTATTTTTATAAACATATAATCATAAGTCTTTTCTCATGTGGTTATAAGTAGTTGAATAATAAAGACTTATATGCAGTTATTCAACTACTTATAAAATACATTAATTAATAGTAAAGTTATAAATGCTTTATGTTTAAGTTATGAAATTAGGGCAAGGAATATTGCAAAAAATTCATCTCCAAATGGAGAATATAAGTAAAATAAATGGCATTCATTCCTTGCCCAACTAATATGTCAAAAAGAAAGAATCTTTACATACCTATTAAAGCTATTTGTAAATGTTGCGGTAAAACCGGTGACAAAACATACTTTAATCAAAAATATCTTCATGAAAAATGTAAGAAAGTAAGACATACACTTGTTATCAGAAGGTCAATAACAAACAATAAAATAAGAAAAGAAGAAGAAACACAAAGATATTTAGATAGTATAAATAGTTGTTTTATTAAGAAGATTAGAAACTGTAGAGTGTGCGGTGATAGATTTTTATCCAGTGGTAATCACAATAGAGCCTGTAATAAATGTAATTTAGTAATGGGTAGTTCTTTAGTTTATATTGTTAAAGTTTATAAGAATCCAAATATATGAGTGATAATAAATATTGTGATAAATATGAATATGAAGATGATTGGTTAAATTGTAGAGGTTGTGGTAAAATGTCTGTTTGGGTTAATTGGGTAAGAAAGTTATGTTCTGATTGCAATTATTTAATTCCACAACATATACCAAAAGAACAATTTAGAAAATATTATGAAAAAACTAGATAAAAAGAATGTATTAATAATAGGTGATACACATTGTAAATTAAGTAGTTGTATTAATACATTTATACCCATAAATAAAAGTCACATTTTTTGTTCATCAAAATGTGGTAACTCATTCAGAAATCATTTAAATAAGGCAAAATTATGTAAGAAACTGTATCAAAAATCTAAATCTGGTAAAGATACTAAAAGAAAATATTTACAAACTGATAAAGGAAAAATTGCTTCAAGAAGAAATTCTAAGACATATTTACAAACACCAACTGGTAAGATTAAAAGAGTTGAGTATTTAAAATCTAAACAAGGAAAATTGAATCATTTATTAGGTTCAGAAAAATATAAGCAAAAATATCCAGAAAGAGTTAAGGCTGTTAGTTTAGCTAACAGAAAGCTTCCAAAAGGAAACTGTGAAGTAGAAAACTGTAATATAATTGGAGAGAAACACCATGATGATTATAGTAAACCTTTAGAAGTTAGGTATTTATGTATGAAACATCATAGAGAATTTCATAAGGCGGTGAAAAGTGTCTAATATAAAATTCAAAAAAGAAAATGTTTTAATTATAGGTGATCCTCATGAACCTTTTACAGAAGGTGGTTATATAGATTTTTGTTTGGGAGTAAAGAAAGATAGAAAATGTGGTACTGTATTAATAATTGGGGATTTAGTTGATAGTTATCAAATATCATTAAGAGATTTGGATCCAAATTCTATCTCAGCAAGAGACGAAATAATACTTGCAAGAAAACATTTAAAAGAGTGGTTTAAAGCATTTCCTTATGCTAAACTTACATTAGGAAATCACGACTTGAGAATTTACAAAAAAGCATCTAAACATGGTATTCCTGAAATGTGTATGAGAACTTTTAGTGAAATTTGGGAAATACCTAAAAGATGGGAAGTAAGTTATGAATTTATAATAAATGATGTACTTTATAATCATGGTTTTAGTGCTACAAAAAATGCTGCTATTACATCTGCTATATATAATCGTATGAGTACTGTTCAAGGTCATGGACATACTACAGCAACAATAGCTTATTCTGCATCACCAAGAGACTGTATATTTGGTATGTCAGTAGGAACAGGGATAGATCGTAGTGCTATGGCATTTTCTTATGGTATGGGATTTAAAGAAAAACCTATAGTAAGTTGTGGTACAGTAGAAAATGGTAGAAATCCTCATATTCATACTATGAGTTTATAAAGGATATAATATGGCACATAATGTATACATAAATATAATAATATCAACTGATAAAGAAGAATTCCCTAATGAGTATGGTATTATATCTAATCTTAGGAAAGAGGTAAAGAAAATAATAGCTAATGATCCATCTTTTAAGATGAGAAGATATAATTTTGATATTATAGATGAATTACTAGACACAGAAGGCGAATTTGAAATCAAAGATGAATAATGCAAAATATAAAATGGTCAGCAATTGAATCATTTATAAATGTATTTATAGGATTTCTAATAGCACAATTATTAATCCTATATTTACTCCCTTTATGGGATTCCAAATCACTCACACTTAAAGACAGTATACAAATTTCAGCAATATTTACATCAATTAGTTTCATTCGTGGTTTTATATTTCGTAGGTTATTTAATAAAGTACATAAAAAATGAACTGTAGAATATGTGAAGAAATAGTTGGATCACTAGAAGATTTTGATTTATGTTGTATATGTTTTAATATTATTGTTTGTTTAGAAATACCTAAACATATACCTATACAACAACATTATGAATATATAAACTTAGCAGCTAAAAAAATTGTTAGAGAAAGAAGGAACAAATGACAGAAAGCAACTTAGAGTTACCATCACAGTACCAAAAGTTTATACATCTCAGTAGATATAGTAGGTGGTTAGATGATAAATTATCTAGAGAAACGTGGGAAGAAACAGTAACTAGGTATATGGATTTCTTTGTTGAACATCTTAGAGATAATTGTGGTTATAACATGCCGAATAATATCTATAATGAGTTGAAATATGCTATTATTCGGCTCAAAGTGATGCCATCTATGAGGGCGTTAATGACTGCTGGTGAAGCACTAAAGAGAGATAACTTAGCAAATTATAATTGTAGTTATATTGTTGCTGATAAGATAAGATGTTTTGATGAGATGCTTTATATATTACTTAATGGTGTTGGTGTAGGATTTAGTGTAGAAAGACAGTTTGTGCAGAAACTACCTACAATGTCAGAAGAGTTTAATAATACAAAGACCACTATAGTTGTTGGTGATTCTAAGATGGGTTGGGCTAAAGCATATAAAGAACTTATTTCTCTACTACTTGCAGGTCAAATACCTGAGTGGGATATGTCTGGTATAAGACCAGCAGGAGCAAGATTGAAAGTGTTTGGTGGTAGAGCTTCTGGGTCAGGTCCTTTAGATGAATTATTTAGATTCACTATTCATACATTTAAAGAGGCTAAAAGCAGGAAGTTAACATCATTTGAGGTACATAAGGTATTTTGTAAGATTGCAGATGTTGTTGTTGTTGGTGGTGTACGTAGGGCTGCATTAATATCTTTGGGTAATCTATCAGATATTAGAATGAGACATGCTAAGTCTGGTCAGTGGTGGGTAGAAAATCCTGAACTTGCATTATCTAACAACTCTGTTTGTTATACAGAGAAACCAGATATAGGTATATTTATGGAAGAATGGTTATCATTATATAACTCTAAGTCTGGTGAGAGGGGAATATTCAATAGAATAGCAGCCATTGAAACTATAAAGAATCTTAATAATAGGGCAGGTGAAGAAAGAAGATCATTAGATAAAGAATATGGACTCAATCCATGTGGTGAAATTCTCTTGACAAGCAAAGAATGTTGTAATTTGTCAGAGTTAGTTGTAAGGTCAACAGATACAATAATAGAACTTAAAGAAAAAATTAGGATAGCTACAATAATAGGTACATTTCAGGCATCTCTTACAGATTTCAAATATGTTTCATCTAAGTGGAAAGAAAATTGTGAAGAGGAAGCATTACTTGGTGTATCTATGACAGGTATTATGGATAACTCATTAACTAATGGATATAAAGGTAAGGAACTGTTGATTACATTATTGAATGAGTTAAGAGATTATGCTACAGAAGTTAATAAAGAATGGTCTAAGAAGATAGGAATAAATCCTGCTGCTGCTATTACATGTGTTAAACCATCAGGTAATGTTAGCCAACTGGTTAATTCAGCATCAGGTATTCATGCTAGACATTCAGAGTATTATGTAAGATCTGTAAGGGTTAATAAAAATGATCCTATAGCTAAGTTTATGATAAGTAAAGGATTTCCTAATGAACCAGACATAACTAAACCAGACACTACAGTTATATTTAAGTTTCCTATTAAATCACCTAAAGGGTGTATAACAAGAACAGACAAAACAGCTATAGAACAGTTAGAATTGTGGTTAATATATAAAGATCATTATTGTGACCACAACCCATCTACAACTATTAATGTTAAAGAACATGAATGGCTAGAGGTTGGTAGTTGGGTGTTTAAGAACTTTGATAAAATATCTGGTGTTGCTTTCTTACCATATTCTGAACATTCTTACAAGCAAGCACCCTATGAGGAATTTAACAAAGATGAATATAATGAATTAACTAAGATAATGCCTAAAGATGTAGATTGGAGAGAGTTGAGTAAGTTTGAGGAAGAAGATAATACTACTTCATCACAGACGCTGGCGTGCGTATCAAATAGTTGTGAGATATAGCTGTACGTCACTTTACATAATGTATATTTATTAATAATGAAAAAACTGCACAATTATTACAACTTAATAAAAATGGTATGGACTTAATAGTTTACTTGAGTGTTGTGATTGTGTTCAATTAGTTCCTAGTTATATACCTTTAGAACAAAAAGAAAAATACTTAGAAAGAAAATATGAAATGTAAATATTGTAATAATAATAAACCTAGAATAAGTGCTACCAAACATTACACAACTGGTATTATAACACAATGGTTATCTTGTTCTGTTTGTGAAAATGTAATTCATGAGATACCAGATCACATACCAATAAAACAACATAGAAATTATATAATTTCTTATTTTAATAAATATGAAAGTTTAAAATGTAAAAAGAGAAGTTTACATTAGGGATAAATGTAAGTGTTTTAGATGTAATAACATATTTAAAAAAATTCATATTCATCATTTAATATCTTTTATAAATAAAGATACTAGATATGAGTTAGGTAATTTAATAACTTTATGTAAACCATGTCATCTTTGGGTACATAGTAGTAAAAATATTAATAAGGAATATATAATTGACAAATATTAAAAAGGAGTCGGGGGTGATTGGTGGTATACTCTACAATGAATGTTGTCTTTCTTCTATGAACAGAATGAAAGATGATTTTGTAGATTTAACTATTACGTCACCCCCTTATTAACGATGCTGTAAGGGATTACAAAGGATTTAAGTTTGATTATAAACCAATAATCAAAGAATTATTTAGAGTAACTAAAAAAGGTGGTGTGGTTGTTTGGGTAGTCAATGATCAAGTTATAAATGCTTCTGAATCTGGTACAAGTTTCATACATGCTCTAGAATTCATCAATCAGGGATTTAAGTTACATGATACTATGATATATGAGAAGAATGGTGCCACATTTCCAGCCAGAAGAGATGGTAATAGGTACACACAAATATTTGAATTTATGTTTGTGTTCTCTAAAGGTAAACCAAAGACAGCTAATCTTCTGTGTGATAAGGAAAATATCTATAGAGGTGATAAACCACATAAAACTAAGTATAGAGATAAAGAAGGAACATTAATATCTAGAATACAAAAGCCAGTTCCATCTCACAGCCCTAGAAATAATATTTGGAGATATATTACAGGTAAGTATTGTAGTACTAAGGATGAAATAGCATTTGAACATCCAGCTATTATGCCTGAGTTACTTGCTAATGACCATATATTGACATGGAGTAATGAGAATGATATAATTTACGATATATGTGGTGGTTCTGGTAGCACAGGTATTATGGCATATGAGAATAATAGAAAGTTTATTATGTCAGAGATTTCATCTGAATATTGTGATATAATTAAGAAAAGGTTTAAAACTAGATTTGGTAAGGAGATTAATGTATTATGATATGTGTTAAATGTAAAGAATATTATGTAGATACATTCAATACACAAGAATATGTTGATGGAAAGATTGTTGATATAAAATATGAGCCACCAGATATAAAATTTTGTATTTCCTGTAGATTAAATATTGTACCAGATCATATACCTACCAGTAACAATAACGATTTACAATATGGTAAATACGTAATGGCTTATCAAAGGAAATACTATGGATGAAGCTGATAAAATAATGAATTGTAAAATGTGTTTAGATCAGTGTACATCAGTAAAAGATTTCAATAGTTCTACATGTAATGATTGTGATACTTATGTAGTACCAGATCATATACCAGAAGAACAACATTTTAAATTTGTTACAAATTATATAAGGAAATACCATGAGAATATACTGCCCTGAATGTAGTGAAAGATTAGTTATTGCTGGATCAGAAGTTAGTTGTGAGATAGAATGTCCTAATTCTCATTGTGAGTATGAAGGACCTAGATTATCAGTTGATATACCTAATGAATATATATGTGAGGCACTTGTGAAAGCATTTCTAGTATTGGAAGGTTTAAATGAAGAATCTACAAATAACCTGTAAAGATTGTTGTAAAGTATGTAATATAACTAAATTTAGCAATCATTATCTATATTGGTGTATGTGTGAACCTAATGGTTTAATGAAACATGTGTATATTCCAGACCACATACCATCAAAACAACATAGGAAATATATGAAGGAGAAATATGGCAAGACAGAAATATGGCAAGAAAGAAAAATGATTTAGAAACTTTGAAAAAACTAAAGGAGAAATATGAGTGAGGATATTATATGAAATGTTATGTATGTGGTTCTTCAGATGTAATAATGTATGATCACATAGGATATACATTCTACAGTTTTATGTGTAATAACTGTAATAAATATAATCCTAATATTATAGGATCTGGTAGGGTATTTGTAGATATACCAAAACATATACCTTATAAACAAATACAAAAATATAAAGATAAAATAAGAGAGAAAAATAATGCCAATATATGATTATCAATGTAATAACTGTAAAGTAGTATTTGAACACTATCAGAAGATTAACAGTAAACCAATTAGAAAATGTAAATCTTGTAAAGAATTTAAGTTACAGAGATTAATATGTAAACCTAACATTATCTTTAAAGGGCCAGGTTTTTATGTCAACGACTATAAGAATAAATAGATGTAAATTATGTGTTACAAGTGATGATAGTGATGAAGAATATTATAGAACTAATAATTATGTGGATTTCAATACTTCATACTGTGTTACTTCTTGTGATGGTGGAATAGTTCCTAAACATATACACAAATCACAAGTATTTAAATATATTAAATTATCTATTGAGAAACATAATGAATAAACTTAAAGAATGTAAAACTTGTATAAACGTAGGAGGTTATAGAGATTGCTTTAATAGAAATGATCATGAAGAATTTTTCTCAGTTTATTGTAGAACTGGTTGTAAACTTAAATTAGTACCTAATCATATACCTAATGAACAAGTAATAAAATACCTAAAGAAAATTTTTAAGGGGTACCTATGAAAAATAACTATAAACCAGAAGTTTGTAAAGGGTGCATACTTTATCAATCACCACCTTGGGATGATAATACATGTAAAAAATGTAGTAATAGTATTCCCAAACATATACCAGCAGAGCAATCTTATAACTTTGTAATTAAATCTTTTATTAAACTATACCTATGAAATGTATTATATGTACTTAAAAGCAAAATATCCAAATAATAAAATAGTATTGTGGAGACATTGTAAAATATCTTCCTAAAATATCTTCCTAAAATATCTTCCTAAAATATCTTCCTAAAATATCTTCCTAAAATATCTTCCTAAAATATCTTCCTCATCTTTACACCAGGAAATGTGTGTGATATCTAATTGAGACTCAATTAGATTTATTGTTTGTAATTGTAAACATTTAATAAAGCTAACAATATAGGCTGATTTTGCGTATATAAGGAACGCACACGCGATGCAAAAACCATACCAAAAAACCAGTAAAACACAACTATTTTTACTCTCATAATTCCTTGTCATAAACCCTTATTCTATGGTACTTTACAAAGTTAATAGTTATCCACAATTTTAAATACATTGTAAACTCTTTTATATCAGTTACTTATGACTATTTTTTAAGTGTGTATACAATGTAGTCGTAAAGTACCATCAAATGGTTACTTATGACTTGTCTTTGAGTTTTTTAGAGATATAAAAAACATGAAATAAAAGTAAAGTTTTTTTGCTTTTATAAAGCATTATAATAAAAGGCTTTATGACAAGAAAAAAAATCAACCTCTCCCAGACTATTGACAAACAAACTTTTTCTGGTAAAATAATAGCATAACACGAAACGAAACACGAAACTAAAATAGTTACTCTGTTCTTTCTGTTATAAAGTAGTAAAGACAAGTGACACTTAAACAAGTGTATTTTATAAATCTTGTCAATTAGTTAGGAGAATAAAAAATGAAATGGGATTATGAATTGTATCAGAAAAAAGTAAATCAAGTAAAAACTTTACTCGATAGCATTGAAATAATGAAAAGATACAATAATAGTAAAGAACAGTCAAAATACTGGGAAACTACTTTTAACGCTATAAGTAGTATTAATAAAGAAATAGCGTTAATGACTCAAGATTGAAAATTGACAAGTGTTCGCACATGCGAAAAGTATTTTATATTTACAATTATTTGGAGTAATTTTGATATGCGATAAAACCAGTATTTCAAATACAATAGATATTTTTCAAGGTTTATTTGAAAACCTATTGTCAATTACAATTAAGATTTTAAAAACTATATTTTATATTTTAGTATTCTATATTACAACATTAATTATTAAGGAGAGTAAATAAATGGCTAAGGAAAATATAGTAAAAGAACCAGTGTTCACAAAATTGTATTTACCATCACTAGGTATCCGTAGTATGGAGGTAGATTTAAATGTCCTTAAGGAATCAAGAACAAACGATTTAAGAGGTTACGCAACCAGCACTTTCCAAACTGAAAACGGTAGTCTTGCAGCAATAGCAAATTCTGACAATTCCGGTGCTATTATGATAGACATACTTCTGTCAGATACTACCAAAAAAAGCAAGGGCAAGAAAAAAGGCACAACAAATTTGCTATAATCTTTTTGAATAGGGATTATATATGGTAACTTTATAAATTTCAATCTGTACTGGATAGACTAGAAACGATTCTATTCTATAAAGCTAGTCTATCCAGTAACAACCATAAAAAGAGGTTTACAATGGAAACCACACAACAACAAATAATTGACAAGATTACTCATGCAATCCAGAATAAAAAAACTATAGAGATTGAATATAAAAAACCAAATGAAGAAAGTACATTAAGGGTAATAAATCCGCATAATTTGTTTGAGAATTATAAAGGTACTATTCTAGTGGATTCTGTAGAGCTAGACAATGAAAAAGGGCAAGTCTGGAAAATGTTTGATATAACCAAAATCAAAATTGTAATAAATACAGCACGGAAATTTATTCCAGATTCACGCTATAACGCTACCAGTTCACGTTATAACCTGTCAAGAGTAGCTATAGAAATTTAAACCTTTTAGAATCAATTTCAGGAACTATTAACCATGCCAAACTACAGAACTAAAGTGTTAAAACGTAATAAGAAAAAAGAAAGTATAACTTTCTTAATGGAACAAATAAACGAAACTAAACAAAATAGACTCGATAACATTTTTCAGGATTTACTAGAGAAACATAATGACAAAGAAAAAAATCAATTTTAAAATAGTCTCCTCAGATAGTTACGGAATGATAACTGTTACTATTGATAACAAATACTATCAATATCAGATAGAAGGCTATCAAATTGAGCGTGTAAGAGACTTAGCAAAGTATTCGGGGTATAAAGCATTAACTTATTTAAAACAAGCCACAAAGGAAACTAAGAGGATAAAACCATGACAATAAAACCTATAACTATAACTATTGTATGCTGAAACGACACCTTTTCTATTATCAGTTGTAACATCTCTACAATTCTAATACTTTCCATAGGAGGATAATAAATGGAATTATTCTACAAAATTGTATTTATTAATATAATAGTTTCTATGTTTTTTCTGTTATATTCAGAATTAATAATAAAATAATTTTATTTGTACCTTTGGTATTGCAATTGTTGTACCAAACATCTTTGTTTGATGTTCTAAACAGTAACGCAAAAGATGCGCTAATCTAAGCCATGCGAAATAATTGCGGCTTTAAACACAAAATTAGCGTAAAAATTGCGTGATGCACCATGTAGTCACTTTTCAGTTTCCACCATTTTTTAGCATCATTTTAATATAATAACTTAATCACCTTTCTTTTTAATTTCACAAAAAAATTTTATCATTTATTCACCTCTCATTTTTATTTTTTATAATTTTTCACAAGCACACATATTTGTCATAACCCTTTATGTAGTATAGAGTTACACCATATACCTAATAATTCTCACCTCTTTTCTACAATATACACAGTCGATAGCATCTGTATGTATGTCTTGATATACTCTAGAGTTATGAGTAAAGCTACTGCGATACTCTAGAGTATCCTTTGTGTAGTTGGGATGGTAACAATCAGGACATATAAACATAATTGCTGCTTCTGGTTCTACTACAGGTATTTCCATTACTTCTCCTTTAAATTGAACTGTCTGGAAAAACGGGATAGTTTATTTCTCATCTTTCCAATAATGTTCACAGTTATTATTTGTACACATAGCTATATCAGGCATTACTTACTTTCCCCTTATCTAGTACACGTTTAATTACAGTTACACTATCACCTTCACAAGAATACGTTACATAGAATACATAACCATCATTTAACATGCTTTTGGTTATTGGCTGTGCATCAAATTCATCATCTCCGTAATATCTAGCCAATTCTTCAGCGTATTTTATTGCTTTGTCGTGATCACTAAACACTTTTACATCAACATCATAATGCTTATCCTCTAATATTACACAGTATATTTCCATTATTTAATCTCCTGTTATGTTTTTATAATTCAACATACACAATAAATCATTAATTCTATCAATATCCTGCTTCTTATTTTTAAACTTATCATTTAAAATCTGTTCTAATTGTGTAACACCATCATTATACATTGTTTCTACAGGTGTAAAATCAACCTTACCATTCTTCACCAAACTTAAAAACTCACAGTTAGTTACAGGGAATTTGATCTTTCCTATAGTTCCTAACTCTATTCCAGTTTGTAATATTCTCAAAGCATGATAAGAGTTTTTATAACTATATCCTTTTTCTTCTATGTGTTTCTTTCTTTTCTCACCTAAATCTCTTGTGACTTTACCTAATGTTTTGCGCCATTCATGTTTTGAATATCCTAAAATAGACTTAATGATCTTTTCAGATATAAACAAATCTTTATTACCCAACAACACAGAAGCTAACTCTGAACGTCTTATGATCATATTATCAGGACAAAATAACATTTCAAATGCAATTGTAGATCCATTTACAAGCATTCTCACAAATTTATCAGCAGACCATACAATCGTATCATCTTTACCTGTTAAATTTTGGTGTTGTTCGAACTTCTTTATACCTAAAAGGTATTCTTTTGGCATAAAATTAAAACCTCTAATGTCTATATCAGAGTCATCATTATTTGTACCATACAAAATAGATCCAACCACACATAAGAAATCAGGTGATTTAAGATACTCTATATCTGTTGTAATTATTGATTCACTTACTTTTTCTTTATTTAACTCAATTTTAAGCATTATTCTCCTTATTATTTACTATTAGTTCTCTTTCACAACGAATACATCTAAATCTTGTTACATTATCAGCTATGTTAAACTGGCAATGCGTACCACAACTAGGACAAATATATTTAGTTACTATATATGTTCTTGTTTCTTCTATTATATCTACTTTTATTGGTCTTTTCATAATTTCTCCTATTTTACAAATTTAAGAACTATTTTCTCATATTCATTGAAATAGTTATCATCATTCTTATATCCTATAGCTTTTTCTTTAGACATCCATACTGTCAACTGTTCTATACCATCTGCTACATAGTAAAATACAGCATAATCATCATTCATATCTTTACCCATTTCTCATCTACCTGTTCTTCAATCTTTAAATTAGATTCTACCATCATTTTATCTACTATTTCATCAATAGATACTTTGTTTAACTCTTCCCAAGTTCTTTTATTATGCCATATCTTAAACTTAGGATGTTTAACTAGATTCTGTAGAGCTTCTTTGATGTTAGATTGTTTTTCCTTATTAGATTGACCGGTCACCATTACACCTGAATCTTTATGATTTAACCTAACACAATTCATATGCCTGTTTCTGTGTTGACCACCTCCACCTTTACCAGAGAAATATGTTATATTCATATCCTCCTTAGTTACTCTAAATAATATGTCTTTCATTTTTAAACTTCCTCCAATCATATAGACGTTCTCTCTTCTCTATAAAGAAAGCATCATTCTTTCTAAATCTTACCAGAGCTATTAAATCTTTAGTTTGTTTTATTATTCTTTCTGACCATTCTGTTTCTGTTTCTGTCATATCTTTGTTCCTTTTACATCAAAGTTGTCCATCCAATACCCCATTACACCTCTTGATTCCTCATCTGTTAATTCAGGGAAAGCATTCTTAAGATATGGTCTTGCACCAAACATATTAGTAATTCCTGATTCTCTCAATACATCTAAATAAGTTAAATGTTTTTGTTCCATAATTATTCTCCCATGTTACATAGTAAAATACAGCCTATTACAGCTACAATTATAAATACTACATATATTATTACTATTGACATTCAACCCCCCTTTTCTTTATTTAAAATTATTGTTATTTATACTCTATTATTACATTTTGATAACAAATATTATTATATATAAACATACTACCTTGTGGTTTCCATCCAACAGATAGATATTTATTAACTACTTTTTCTAAACTAATTAAATCATATGCTACTAATATTTTATATTTCAACATATATTACTTTTTCTTATAATTATAGTAGTTTTCTACTATATCTAAGGCTCTATTATAGAGAGTTTTATTACCTTGCTTCAATACTTCTAACAACTTCTTCTTTTCAGCCATATAGACCTTTGCGAATCCTTTATCATGTTTGTATATATCACAATAATTATCTATAAGATCTGCTAACTTAATAGTCTTAGCTGGAGGAAGGCCTAACTTTGTATGTTGTAAGTCTATGTTCTTCCTTGTAACTCTATTACCATCTTCTGGTTTAGATACATCTGTCAAACTTTCCACCCATGAATTAATCATGAAATTGAATTCTCTTTTTATATCTTCTTGTGTAACGTCTGTATCCTCTACAACATCATGTAACAAAGCTGCTGCTACCATATCTTGATTATTCGTCACGCTAGATACAATAGTAGCTACATTTATAGGATGATTGATGTACGGTTCACCTGAATACTTTCTTACTTGACCTTTGTGTGCTTCTGTAGCGAAACACAAGGCCTTTGCAACTATAGTGCTTTCTATTTTCATACTATTCTCCTTTAATCGTCATAGTCTACATGTTGTCTAAGTTTAATAATCTCTTTTGCTAATTCATCTTTACCATAAAAACAATTATCACAATAACAATGTTCTTTAGTAGGTTGTGGATCATCTTCATCAACCACATTATTAGGATTCCTACTATCATAACTACATAAGTTTTCATACACTTCTTTTATGTCCATAATATACCTTTATAACAGTTAAAATAATAAAAGCATGTCTAGACATGCTTATTTAAAACACACTAAAAACACCCTTACTATATAAGGGCTAGAGAGCGATAAAATCAATTAACTGTGGTTATTTAATATCCTGTTTAGTGCTAACAGATTTAACACTATTGATACTTCATCTTTTGATAATATTTTTAATACATCAGTTGTTAATTCACCTCTATATGCCTTTATTACATTTAAACCTAAATTACTATCTAAAAACTCTATCAATTCTTTTAAATTATCGTCTGTATTCATATTTTCTCCATATATTTTTGATTTAAGTCTATATTATACATGATTTTATGACAATTTGCAAGCATATTTTAGTGTGATAAAGTTTGGCATGAAATTTGTTATGAAAATAATCTCATTTTTTCCTTGATATGTTGCCATATATCAAGTAAAATACATTCTTAATACTGAAAATTATATTGTTATAAGTCTTTATTAGTCATATATTTACGAAAAAAATGCTAAATTGTCAAGAAAAAATCGTTAAATCAAGTGAATTTTGCCAAATTGTCAAGGAAAAAAGGCTTAAAAACAGGTAATTTTGACATTTTGTCAAGTGAAAGCCTTTTTGAGACTAATTCTCAACTAGAAATTAGTCATAAGTCTATATATGACAACGATTTAAAATAAATATTTTATATTGACAAGTTTGGCAAGTGAATTGCTTTTATATACTATGTTGAATTGAAATTTTGAACAGTTTTAAATGAAAGGTGTAAATATGCAAACATATTTTAGTTTTTATGATAGAATTTGTGAAATTGAAGATCATTCTCATTTATATTATTTAAGAGAATATTCAATAGATGATTTATTAAAAATAGAATTTTGTAAATCAATATTGGAAGATCTTATATTTGATAAAAATTTATCATTAACAGGTAAATATAAAGATCAAGATGCGGCAAATGAAATACAACTTTCAGTTGACTATTTATTAAGATTACATACTATTTTAAATGAAAGGTGTAAAGATGGTAAAAAAAAATAAGACATTTAAAGAAGCATTAAAGAATTGGTTAAAAGATGAAGCTAAAGTACAAGTATTACCATCTGAAGTTAATGACGTAAAACAACTTACAGATAAAGAAATAAATTATCTATCTAATAAATGTGAACTAGAATTTGCGGATAGAAGTTTTAAAATTGGTGATGTAAATGTAAGACTTACAAAATATATTGATGATTATATAGTTTCAATTATTAGAGAATGTGATGATAATATTGATTTTGTATTCTATGTAGAATGGAAAGCTGTAAATTTTTATAATTCTTTTAAATCTGTTAATAAAATTAATTAAGAAAGGTGCAAAGATGGTTAAATTAGTTGGTAATTTAATAATTGAAGTAACTAGAAGATGTAACATGATCTGTGGTCATTGTATTAGAGGTAAAGCACAGAATAAGAAGATGACCAGAGAATATATGATATCTACAATTACACAATTTGATTATATTTCTAATATTACTTTTTCTGGTGGAGAGCCATCTTTAAACCCTGCTGCTATTGAAGATTTTATACATATTTGTCAGATGAATGATGTTTCTGTGGGTAATTTTTTTATTGCTACAAATGGTAAAAGATGTACTCAAAGATTTATTGATGCTGTTAATCATCTTTATAATTTTTGTGATGACAATGAAGTTAGTAAAATATCCATATCTAATGATGAATTTCACGAAGATGCTACTGAAATTGCATTAAATAGATTATTTAACTTAGAGTTTGCATCTAACAGAAATGAAGATGGTAAGTTAGAATTTTGGTACGGTGAAAAAACTAATATGATCAATCAAGGATTATTTTCAGAAAATTATGGTTACGGTAGAGAAAATACACCTGAATCATTTGAATATGTAGATAAAGAAGAATTAAAAGATGGAAATATAAATGAATTAACTTTATATCTTAATTGTGATGGAAAAATAATTCTTGGTTGTGATTGGAGTTATAAAAATCAAAAGAAACATGTTTTATGTAATTCTGATGAAAGTATTATTAATAAATTATTAGAAAGGTGTTAAAATGAGAATACTAAAAAGTGACAGATTTGAGATGGTAAACGGTATTGTAGTAAAACACATAATAAATACTCAATACGAAATTGTTAGTAATAGATTAAGTGTTGGAATATGGGACGAAATTGTTAGTAATAGATTAAGTGTTGGAATATGGGAAATTGGTGATACTATACATCTTTCATTACTTATAAATAAGTATGGATTTCATTCAGGTGGTAGTTTAGGGGAAGGTTATAATATTTGTAAAAAATGTAATGTAAAATCTGAAAAATATAAAACAAGAAACGGTATGATAGTAGAAAAAATACCTAATTATGATAATGAATATGTTTTTAAAATTATTGATAAAAATGGTATATTAGAGTCTGAAGATGGTCAAGATCTTAATCGTAATGTTTATTGGGGAGATATAAATGTAGATGGATTTTGGGCAGGTGGTAGCTTGGGTAGCGAGTTTGATATTATTTCAAAATACAGGGAAGGAGATGATTGCGGTACAACAGAAGAAAAATTTTATAATAGAACTTACGATATAAGTTCTAAAACTTTATTATTGAAAGGATGTAAATAATTATGGAAATACCAAAATACTTAACAATACTGACTCAAGGTGAAAAGGCTCTTTCAGATGTACTAGCAAAAAGAAGAAATAATAAAACAAAGAAAAGTTGTGAGCTTGAGATTGCAAAAATAGAAGAGGATATTGCAACAAAGGAAACATCACTTCTTGAAGCCTATTCATCAAGAGATCTTGATTTTGAACACCTGGTTAGCCTGAAAGATGGTATTGATATTATGAACAGAAAAAGAGATCAGTATCTTGAACTAAAAGATCAACTGTTCTAATTGTAATTTATTCTAGTTTATGTGGTGGTCACCTTTATATTGATAATTTTTGTGAGAGATAATTGTTTTTTGTGGTGAACACCACATTTTTAAGAAAGGTGAAAAATGCTTAAACTAATTAACTTCTTATTATTTTTAATTTGTATTGTAACTTTTAATGTGATGGTTGTTAGTTTAGTATTTGGTTTTATTTTAATATTCTTCTTTAACTTGTTTATATTTTGTTTTTGTTATTATAGTATGGGAATGGATGTAAATGTAAAGAAGAAAGATGCAAAACAGATTCATCTGACTTATTTTAACGGTGATAAAGATGTTGAAGATGATGATGAATTTGGTTATTTTGGTAGAAATAACTTTAGTATAAATTAGAAAGGTGGTAAAGTGAAAATAAACATTGTTAGTATTCCAGTTGAAAAATTTCATCCAGTAAAGATAGAAATAACTTGTGAAACTAAAGAGGAGTTACAAGTTGTTAATAATTTTAGTTATATTCAGGCACCTAAACCATTTGTTACTTACCCTAAAATAGATTATGCAGGTCAAATTTTAAAAGAATTATTTGATGGTTTATATTTACAAACTAAGTATTTACTTTAAGGATATGAAAATTCCAGAAATTTGTACTATTAAAGAGTTTATTAAAAATGATTTTACTGTTTATAAGAAATAAATTTTAATTTAATAGATTTGAACACCTATTAAGGAGAAAAGAAATGGGAAGACCTACTACATTAAACATCAGATTTGAAGGTAAAGGTGCAAGTAATAAGAATAAGTGTTATGGTTGTCATTTGAGACCGGTTAGTGAGTGGTGTAGTTATAGATGGTGGCCTACTGAAGGTCGTAAAGGTTATGCTTTCAGAATGTTTAGAAAGATACATCTCTTACCTACTTGTAAGAAGCCCGATTTTGATTACAAAGAAAGAGATGAATATAGAAGTAAGTATTATGAAGCAATGGGTATAATTGTAGAAGAAAAACCTAAAGGAACTGGTAGAGGTAGTAGAAGTAAGAAAAATGTGGTGATGTTATGAAATATAAAGATTTAAAGAATAATATGAAAGGTGAACAAGATGAAAAAAATATCTGATTATATATCTGTATTTGTATTTATAGTAATTTTAACATTAATGGGTGTAATTGGTTTTATTGATAGTTGTAAAAATAATATTATATATGAAGATGATATTATATACGATAGTCTTGATGATTTTACACAATCTTATTCTTACTGTACTTGGAGAACTAATTTTAAAATAATTAAATGATATGTAAAAACTGTAAAACTAGAGATATAAATAATATGTGGGAAAATAATATAAATTATGAAAAAGAATTATTTATATATTGCTCTTCATGTAGAACTAAGTTAATACCATATCACATACCAGATGATCAGTATGTTAAATATTGGATAGAATTTTCTAGAAAGAATAAATATGAATAAAATACAAAAAGAACTATTTAAGTTACTACTAACAAAGAAAAATAAAGAAGAATTAATTGATCTACATAATACAGTAGATTATGAAATTTACAGAGAACTAATAAAAGAATATTGGTTAGAACATGTTAGTACTTTAGAGGAATTTAATAATGAAATAATGAAATAATTTAAAGAAAGGTGGAAAAATGTCTACAAAAATATTAAAATGTTTCTGTAAAAGTGAATTTCAAGATAAAAAATACGGTAAGCAAAAAAGAGTAGCAAACTGTACATCAAAAGATAATGAATATAGATGTACAGTTTGCGGTAAAATAATTGTAAAATAAAAATAGTGTGGTAGATCTAATGTTCAACATCCTATTACCTCAATAGTAGGATGAATATTATCGTAAGGTATTATTAGTAGATCTACCACACATAAAAACTATGAGAATTTATAAAAACTATGAGAATTTATAAAGAATATACAGATTGGTTTACTAGGATTAATTCTAAAGGTGAGTTAATTATGTATCATTTAGGAATTAATAAATGTACATGTTCTAAAAAATTTAATAGAGATAAAATAAATGAAAAATTTAAAAATTACGATTACGATAAATATGATGATTGGATACATAATCCTTATAGAGTAAGAAATCCAATACACATACCAGAAGAACAGATTGAGATGTATTGGAAAAAAAGAATTACAAAACTTTATAATGAGGAAAAAAATAATGTACAAAAATAAAAATGAAATGTATAATTTGTAAAAAAGAAAAATTGTTATTAAGAAAGGTAGAAAATGAGAAATTGCAATAAAGATTGTAAAATATTAAAATATGTAGATGAACTACCATGTCCTATAGAAAGGTTTACTACAACAAAATTAAAATCAGAATGGTGGTTTGAGAAAGATGGTGAGAAACTTTACCCTTTATGCGAAAATAATACATTTAAAAAATCTAATAAACAAGTTGTTATGTTATAGGAGATTCTATGGATAAAGTAAGTAATACTGTATTAGAAGTAATTATAAATTATAAAATTAATCCTTCCAGTTATTCACCATACCATTATTCACATAGTAGAGTAAATGAAGTAAGAAAGTATATTTCTTGTGGTAAATATACAAATAAAGGTGAAGAATTAATAAATGAATATGATAAATTTATTAACTTATTAAATAAATTTGATTGTATTGGTGGTAAAGATTTTAATGACAATACGTATGAAATAAAAATAAATAATAGTTTGTTAAGTTGTGTTATTAGTACACAATTTAAAAAAGGTGTTTATAATACATTTTTAAAACTACCAGAAATATTTAATAGTAATATCTGTTCATCAGTAAATAAGGAATTAAAGAAAGTTAAAGAAAGTAAATTAATTGAAATTAAAAGATGTAATATTAATATTAAAGGTATGATTTACGATAAAGAATTTGATTTTAAATTTATAATAAGTGATTTAAGTATAAAATTTAAATTTATTTTTGATGAAAATCATATTAATGATAAATTTATGACAATTAGTAGCATACCATCTCATATACCATACGTACAACAACATAAATACATTATTAAACATTACCAACAAAAAGAAGTAATACAAAATTTTATTAGTAAAAAATATAAAACAGAAATTTATAGATGCTGTAATAATAAATTATTATTACATCATAATTTCTGTTTTAATTGTGGTAAAGAAATTAAAATTCCAACTATAGATATAAAGGAGGTTGTTGAAGAAAAATTAGAAAGTTTATTAAAGTAATTTTGAACATTTATTAGGAGATGGTTTAAATGAAAATTATAACAGTTAAACAATATCATGAAGCATTGAAAATGGTTAAACAACCGTTAGTTATTATGGGATCACCTGGACTATGTAAAACAAGTTTACCGGATCAAGTAGCAAGAGAGCTTGGTGGAGTAAGTCATGTAATACCAGTTGCTCAATTTAGTGAACCAGGTGATATGTTAGGTTGTCCTTATGATGTAGAAGTAGAATCTGAAGATGGTTCATTGTCTAGAAAAACAGCTTATGCTACACCAGATTATTTCCCAACAAAAGGTAAAGGGTTTGTAATTATTGATGATTTTAACAGAGCTAACACATTAATAGTACAATCTTTATTACATTTAGCACAATACAGAGAATTTGGTAGTTATAGATTACCAGAATTAGTATATGATGATAAAGGTAACTGGATAAGTGGATTTAAATTAGTATTTACAGGTAATATGTCAGAAGAAGGTGAGAAGGATTATATAGTAAATGATGTTGATGATGCTTTTTTCTCTAGAGTTATAAGTTACCAACTTAAATTTGATAAGCTTATGTGGGGTAAGTGGGCAAGGTCAGTAAATATAGATGAAAAATTCATATCATTTATACTTAAAAATAATGAATTAGTTAATCTAGATGATAATCCTAGAGCATTTTCTAACGGATTCCTAGAGTTAAAAGGTGTTGATGATTTAGATAGAATAGAATTTATTATGTCTGGTACAGTTAAATGCTACCCACTTCTAAGATCTTGGTTGGAGAAAGAGTGGAGTGAACTTAACTTTGATTCTAATGATGTTTATGATGATAATAAACATAAAAATCTTATTAAAATATTCAAAGGTGCAAGTGAAGATGGAATGATGTTATTTGCTGAAAGAATAGCTACTTTGAATGTTAAGGACATAAATAAGAAACAGCAAGAGTCATTGAGAAAGTTCTTTCATCTTATGAGAGATGTTGATAGAGAAAGATTTATGGTAGCATTTATTCCAGTAAACAATGAGTGTCATACTCTTACAGATGACTCACTTTTTAACGAGCTTGTATAAAGAATTAACTTGACTCCTTAGTATATGTTATATTTATTCATACTAAGGAGTCATTATTAACAAAAAATAAATAGGAGAAAGTTAATGCCTAAAAATAAAGTAAAAAAAGAAATTGTAAAGAAATTACCATTTAAAGGTGCTTTAGATGTACACGAAAACATTAGAAGTTTAATGAAACTTCTACCACGTCTAGGTTATATAATAGTAAAGATAAAATGGCAAGTAAGTAATATAGTACCAACTGCTGGTATTTCACACACTTACAAGTTATACATCAATAAAGGTTACTTTGAGAGTATAACTAAAGATGAAAGAGTAGCTGTTTTAAAACATGAAGCTTTACATATTGCCCATAGACATTGGGAAAGATTAATAGACGTTTCACAACCATATATAGCAGAAATTGCAAAAGAAATATCTATTAATCAATATATAGATGGTTTACCAGAAGGTTGTCTTAATGTTAATATGTTTAATTTAGATAAAGGATTAACTTTAGAAGATTACTACAAAAAACTATTAAAAATTGCAGAAAATAATAGTAAAGATTTAAAAAATAAATCAGATGGTAATCCTTTGAAAGGTGATTCTAAAGATCTAAAAGGTAATCCAATTTTAGGTGATAAAATATGTAAAGACGCTGAAGAATATGCTGAGTCTATAGGTAAAGAATCAGGTAACATGTTTGAGAAGGTGGAAATATTACCAACTAATTATAAAGCTAAAATTAACGCACTGGTAGGTTGTCAACCATCAACAACAAAAATAAAAAGAAGTTATAGTAGAAGAAGTAAGAGATTTGTAAAATCACCCGGATTGAAAAAAGAATTGGAACTTGGTAATTGTATATTTGGTCTTGATACAAGCGGTAGTATGTCTCAAGAAGAACTTGGTAAAGCACTTGATGTTGCTAAAAAGATAAGACATAAGTGTAGTAAACTAACAATGATTCAAGGTGATACTGAAGTTAAAGATATTAGTAGTGTTAAGAAAAATGTTAGAGAGATGACTATTAAAGGTAGGGGTGGAACAACATTAACACCTATAGTAGAGAAAGCAAAGGAGTTTGGTTATCCTAAAGTACCTTTAATAATGTTTACAGATGGTGATGTTTGGGATTACCCACCTAAAGAACAATTGAAAAATTCTGTGTGGGTATTTACTAAAGGTAGTAATGCTATTACATTCTCTAAAAGTCATCCTGGTGTTAAATACGCAGTTATGATGTGATTAGTTACTGGTGAGATGTTTTAGAAGTTTCTCAACTGTTTATTTTGACAAACACATGAGATAGTAATATTGAGTAAACATTATTACAACATCTCACCAGTAGAAATAATTTACAATAAAAATAATATGAGAGAAGTAGGAATATTAAAAAATTGTTTTGTGTGTGGTGAAATATTAGTTAATAATAGATGGTATTGTTCTACTCATTATAAAAGCATTTATATTAGTAATTATAAGGAATTAATTAATTTAATACCAGATCACATACCAATAGAACAGGAATATAAATATTTAAGATATTTAGTAAAGAAAAATAATATAATTGACAATAAAAAATAATAGGTTATAATATGATAATTAAACTTTGTGATGTTTGTTCTACTAATGAATGTAGGTATATAGGTCTTACACCTATTGAATTACTACCTAAACACATACCAGCCAATCAATGGATCAAATATACTAAAAGTTTAAAAGAAAAAGTTAAAAGATATAAATATGGTCAAAATAATTATTATATAGACGGATTATATATGTGGACAAAAGCAACTGGTAAAGATGGTAGAAGATTACAAAAGAAAGAAATTAATTTCTTAAATAATGATAAATATAATGATTGGGTAAAGTATGAAAAAGTACCAGATCACATACCAGAAGAACAACATTTTAACTACTACTATTTAATGTGGAAAAAAGAAAATGAGACATTGTGTAAAATGTAATAAAGAATTAGATTCTAACGTATTTGCTTGTAATACTTGCTGGAATATAATTAATACCAATATTAGTTCTTATTTAATACCATCACATATACCAAAAAAACAATATTCAAAATACATAATCAAATTATTTGAGGGTAATAAATATGAGATTAGCTAAACAACTTAATCAATGTATTATTTGTAGTGAACCTAATTTGGGTAATTCAATGTGGTATCATAATGATTGTTATGGTAATAAAGATATTATACAAGTACATATTCCAAATCACATACCAGTAGAACAAGAATTTACATATTTAAATAAAATATACTTAAAGGAAATTCATGAGAAAAAAGAAGAAAGTAAATTTCGGTCTAACAAATAGAAGATATATTGGTAAATTGTGTACAAAGGATCATAAGTATGAAGATACTGAATTCAGTGTTAGGCAGAAAGGATCTAACTCTTGTGTTGTTTGTGATTGGACTAATAAACAATTTGCTAAAAGCTTTAAGTTTTTTGGTCAAGAAGTACCAACAAGTCATAGAGGTAGAAACAATTCTTCTCATATAGAAATAGGTACTGGATGTAAAAATAGGATTTGTTTATCTTGTGATGAAATATTTTTCTCATCTTTCAGTGGTAATAGGATATGTAATAAATGTAAAACAAGTAAAGAAACAAAAATAGAGATGAAAGGATTAGCTAGTATAACTACTTATAGGGTGTTAATACCTAAATGAATCAATTTGAAAAATACATAATTAGAAGAGGATGGGTAAAATGTTTAGGTTGTAATGATATGATAAATAATGAAGATATAAGTGATCTATATATTTTTGGTTATTGTCCACATTGTATATCTAAAATACCTAAACATATACCAGAAGAACAGTGGGGAAAGTATTTAAATAAAAGAAAGAAAATATATGAAAAATAAAATAACAAAGAAAAGAATAAGTATACAATCAGCAAAAGCAAAAGGTCGTAAGTTACAACAATGGACAGCCAGTAAAATATCTGAAATAACAGGTATTAAATGTGGCTCTGATGAATTAATATCATCTAGAGGTGGTGGTCAATCAGGAACAGATGTTGCTTTGATTGGCGAAGCAAAAACACTATTTCCTTTCAGTATAGAATGTAAAGCTCAAGAGACGTACTCTATGCCGTCATTTATTAAACAATCTAAAGATAATCAATTACCTAATACTGATTGGTTATTAGTAATTAAAAGAAAACAAGAGAAACCTACAGTAACTATGGACGCAGAATCATTTTTCAAAATGTATGAAAAAACAATACCTAAGAAAGGTTATTTTATGAACAGGGAAGAAATACCACAATGAGAAAAATAACTCTAAGTATAAAATGTTTAATTTGTGGTAAAGATACTATTAATGTTTATGTGTGTGATACTTGTGCCCCAAAAGTAAGAAAAAGTTTAGGTGTTACTAATGCACGATGGATTCCACATCATATACCATTTAAACAAGAAAAAATATGGATGACTACATATTTGAAAAAAAATAAAGAAAAAATAAAGGAAATAAAAATATGAAAATTGGTATAATTGGTGATATACACGCAGATCAAAATAACATAAAAGAAACAGATATTGGTATGAGTAATCTTTTAAATGTATTATATGATCATGATGTACAATGGTTATTAGTAACAGGTGACATATTCCATGATTTCAATATAGGCGGTAAAGAAAATAGTTTTGGTAATGTGTTTGATTCTATTAACAGACCATTAAATGATTTCTTAAAGGAAAAAGAAAAGAATAGTATATTAATGATCCCTGGAAATCATGATACACCAACAGATAAAAATTCTAAAGATGCTTTGTATTCTTTTGATTATAGAAAAAATTTACACATATCCAGAAATATTAGAAGTTTCAATATAGGTGAGAATGTAACAATAGCCACACTACCTTGGATGTGGTCTACAATGTACAAAGATAAGAATGAAATACTTACCAGATTAAAAGAAATTAGAGAAGTCACAAAAAGTAACACTAACATATTAATAGGTCATTGTGAAATAGAAGGAAGTGAATTACCTAACGGATATGCAATGTTTGGTGGTAACTTTAGTTTTACTAAAAAAGAACTAGATAGTATAGGATATGATAAAATAGCTTTAGGTCATATACATAAACAACAAGGATATTTTACAGGTACACCTTGGCAACATGATTTTGGTGAAAGCTCACTTACAGGACAAGTTAGAATAATAGATACAAATAAGAAAACAGATAAATTTGTAGAAATACCTAATACTGTTAAGTATTATAATATTAATATTGAAAATGTTGATAGTTTCAAGTGTGGTAAGTTGGATAATGTAAAAGTTTTAGGTAACAAGTTAGATAGAAGATTACCTGATGGTTATAAGTTTCAGAAAATGAAAGAAAACTATTCATCAGTAGCAAGAAGTAATGTATCCGGTGATGAAACTGTAAATACATTGCTTGGTAAATGGTTAAAAGAGAAGAAGATTAAAACTAATATCAAAGATTTGACAAATATATTAGATAAGATAGATGTACCTAATAGCCATATATGTAATGGATCGTTAATTAGTTTTGAATCTGTACATATTAAAGGTATTGGACCACACAAAGACACGTATATAGAATTTAAAGATCCTATAATAGCTATAACAGGATCGAATGGTTGCGGAAAGACGTTACTTATTGAAAGTATATTTGCATCTTTATATGGTTATCTTCCATCTTACGGTAAAATTAAAGATGTATCTAATGAACGTTCATCAATAGAAACTATATTTAAAGTTGATGAAATAAATAAATATGTAATAATTAGAAAATTAAATAAAAATAAACAAACAGCTTTCTTATATAAGAATGGTGAGAAGTTAGTTGGTCCTAAAATAAGCGAAGTTAATAAATATATAGAAAAATTAATTGGACCAAAAGAATTAATACTATCATCTATATTTTCTACACAGTTTTATTCAGGTGATATTGTAGAGTTAGAACCCACAGATAGAAAAGAAATATTTCATAAGTTATTAGGTTTAAATAACTTAACAAGTATAAAAGAAAAAGTTGATGAAAAACTAAAGTTTTCTAAAGCAGAGAAAGAAAAGTTAAGTAATCAATCTGATGCAGTATCTACAGTTGAAGAAATAGCTAATAATATTAAAATTAATAAAGATGTTATAGAAGAAGTAGAAGGTAATATAGTTAAACATGAAAAGAAATTAGAAGTAAGTAATTCATCACTTAAAAGCTTAAACAGTGCTAAGAATAACTATGAAAAAGAATTAACTATTAAGAATGGTAATGAAGATAAGTTAGTGAAAGTAAAAAATAAAATAGTAGAATTAAAAGAATTAGAAAAACAATATAATAATGAAATAAAAGAAAATAGTTCTAAGAAAGATACTGTAGAATTGGATTTGGAGTTAAGAAATAAGAATAAATTATTAGATAGTTTTAATGTACAGTATAAGGAACAAACAAAACAACTTGCTGAACTATTAATTCTAAATAATGTTGTTACAGAAAAACAAGAAATATATAATAACTGGACATTAAGAATTGAAACTATTAAAAATAAAAATAATGATAGTTTAGAATCAATAGAAAAAGATACAGTACTTTTAAAAGAAGTTGGGTGTAGAGATAAACCACTACCTTGTAAATTTATAGACTCTGCTAAAGATAATTGCGGTACTCTAGTAAAAGTACAAAAAGAATTTATGGACGGTATTAAATTTGCAGAATGTGAACGCAGAGTATGTAAGAAGGATCTTGATAAATCAAAGAAAGAAAGAGATGATTATAAAGTAGTTGAAATAGATGAAGATATATACAATACTTTAAATGATGAAGTAAAAGAACTTAGAAATAAAGTAGAATCCCACAATAATAGTAAGTTGAAATTATCTGAATGTGTAACTAATTTAAATAATGTTAGTTATAATATAGTTGAAAAAGAAAAAGAAAGAGATTCTATTAATCAATATTTATTATTATTTTCTGATATAAATCAGGAAGTAGTTGATAAATTAGAAAAAAGTATTAGTGTATGTAATGAAGATATTAAAATCTTTAATGATTTAATAACAAAATACCATGTACATAAAGCAAAATGTATTAAAGAACTAGAGTTCTGTAAGAATGAAATTATATCACTAACTGAATATGAGTATAGCATCAAAGAATTAACAAAAAATATAACTAAGTTAGACATATTATCAGAAGCATTTAGTAAAAACGGTATACCACAATTAATTATTGATTCTTCTTTACCACAATTACAGGATATATTTAATATATTAACTAATTATATTAACAAGTTTAGTATAAAAATATCAACACAAAAACAACAAAAAGAAAGTGTTAAAGAGACAATAGATTTTATAGTTGATGACGGTATTAAACCTAGAGACATTAAGTATTATTCAGGTGGTGAAAAAAAACTGCTTAAAAGTTTAATTAGATTAAGTTTGTCATTATTTCAAACACAGAAAACAGGTAAGAATTATAAAGTACTATTCATAGATGAAGTGTTTGATAATCTTGATAAAGAAAACTCTATATTACTATTGAAAATAATATACAATTTGAGTAGTAGGTTTAATCAAATCTTTATAGTAAGCCATTCTACAGATATTATTAATAATTTAAGTAGTTGTATAAAATTAGAACGTAATGGAGAAAGGACAATAATTAATGTTAAATAAATATAAGATAGTTAAAGAAATAAATCACCATAATAATAAATTTTATTATCATGTTTACCGTAAATCAAATAATTTCTTTAAATCAATATGTGAAAACTTTTGTTGTTGGGTATATTTAGATTCTTATTCAAGTTTTAAAAGTGCAAATAATAGAATAGGTAATGAAGTTGAAAATGATAAAAATATAGAAATTAAACTAAAACAATTAAAAGAAAACACTACATTCAAATATACACCAATACCAGATCACATACCAGATGAACAACAGGAACAATATGTTATAGAAAGTATGAAAAAGAAATGAAAAAAATAGAAAAATTTGAATGTTATGCAAATAAAGTAATATTTAATGAAAATACTTGTGCAAGTGATAACTGTAAATGGATAATTCCTTGTAAGATAATGTGTGGTAATAAAGTAGATATGTTTGAATATGCTTTAATAGAAACATTACAAGGTATATTAGAACGTGGAGAGATGACAGAAGTGTTAATAAAAAATTATAACATATCACCTAACGCTGTTAAACAGGCTGTTAAACGATGGAAAAAACTAAAGAAATAATTTGTGATAATTGTAATAACACACCAACTTCACAATACAATAAAGGTGTTTGGTGTTGGGGTGTCACATATATACCAAAACATATACCTAAACCACAACACAAAAGGTACAGAAAGTCTATAATTAAAAAAGCAATCGATGAAAATTATTGTGATATGTATCAATCAAATGAAGAAAACTAAATAATATGAATATAAATATAAACGGTAACACAGCAAAGATTTCAGGTCACTATAGTTTCACACAGGTAGATAATATTCTATCTTTTAAGAGTCCTAACTATTGGTTTTCACCAGCTTTCAAGTCTGGTAAATGGGATGGTAATATACGTTTCTTAAAGAAAGATGGGTCATTTCCAGTTGGATTTTTAAAGAGGGTATTAAAATCACTCCCTGAAACTAAAGTTACATATAATGAATCAGATATGGAAATAGATACTGATTCATTATTTTACTATATTAAGAAGAATAACCTCAGAGATTATCAGTATAATTCTATTAGGATATCTTTAAAAGAAAAAATAGGTATAGTAAAATTAGCTACTAATGCAGGTAAAGGTAGATGTATTGCAGGTATAACAACTGCATTATCTAAATACAATGTGTTAATATTAGCAGATAGAATAGATGTATTATCAGAACTAGAAAAGGAATTAAAAGGATTATATAATTATGAATTATGCACATTTCAAAGTGCAAAGAAGTTAGATTTATCATCATTTGATGCAGTACTTATAGACGAGTGTATACATCCAGGATCTTATATACTTTTACCTGATGGTAGTTCAAAAACTATAGCAAAAGTATATAAAGATAAAGAACCTTATGTCCTAACTGTAGATAATGGTAAATTAGTAAAAGGTAAAGTATTAAGACACATAAAAAATAAAATAAGAGGTAGAAAAATATTAAGAATTAAAGTTAAAAATAAACATGGAAGATATAGTACAATGTCTTGTACAGATAATCATGGTATTTTTACAACTAATGGAAAAATAAGAGCAGATAAACTTAATATAGGTGATGAAGTATATTATGTTTACGGTAGAAAAGAAAAACAGAAATTTATTAGAGGTAATGTAAATAGAATAAAAAAGCAAAAAAATGTAAGTTTAGGTGCTAAAAATTCTAAATGGAGAGGTGGTAGAGTATTATGTGGTGAGATAGGATCACAATACTATTACTTAACTAAATCAGGTTTATTACATAATTTAGAATTACTAGAAGATTTATCATCAATTAGTGAATTACAAATTAAAAATTATATAGAATTATGGTATGATAAATTACCAAATAGAATAAGAGAACATAGATTAATAATGTCTTTACATAGAGGAAGGTTATTATTTAAAAAAGAACATATACATCATATGGATAATAATAAATTAAATAACTATATAAACAATCTTAGTATAGTAGATAAATTAAATCATTGTAAATTTCATAATACAAAAAGAAACAAAAAATATGATAGTTTAAATTATGAGACAGCTAAAATAATAAGTATAGAAGAAAATAAAATTAAAAGTAATCATGTATATAATTTGGAAATTGAAAAAACAAATAAGTATTTTGCTGGAGATATATTGGTTAGTAATTGTAGTTCTGTTGGTGCTAATACATTCTATAAAATAGTTACTGGATGTATTAATGCTAAAATAAGAATAGGATTTAGCGCAACACCTAAAAGAAGTGATGGAAAAGACTATTATATAGAAGCTTCTATTGGTAATGTAATAATAAGTGTAGAGCAAGATGAATTAATAAGAAGGGGTATATCTGTTAAACCTAAAATATATTTAATACCATTTAGGGTAGATTTTACAGATGGTCATGGTTATAGTAAATCAGAAGATTTATTAGTGAATAAAAAAGAAAGAAATAAAATTATAGTTGATTTATGTAAAGATAAACATGAGGTAGTAGTTCTATATAAAAAACATAAACATGGAGAATTATTACATAAATTAATACCAGATTCAGTATATTTAGATGGTAGAGATAAAAAATCTAAAAGAGATAAAATAAAGAAAGATTTTATTAGTGGAAAAATTAAAGTATTACTGGCATCTAATATATTTGATAAAGGTATTAACCTACCTAATATAAAAGTATTAATATTAGCTTGGGGTGGTAGATCACCTTCTGGTTTAATACAAAAGATTGGTAGAGCAGTAAGGAATTGTGATGGTAAAAATAGTGTTGATATTTATTGTTTCGCTGAACTTGGTGATAAGTATTTTAATAAACACACTAAAATACGTATAGATGAATTGATTGATGAAGGTTATGATGTGGAGACATATAAACCAGGAGTAATAAAATAAATGGAAATAGATCTACAACCTACGGGTACGATATTTAATAAAAACTATTATAATACATATTATGATTGTTTATATTGTTTATCTGATAGTAAACCATTAAAAATTGAATATTGTAATTGTAAACATATACCAAAACATATACCAAATGAACAAAAAGATAAATATATTAGAGAAATGGTAAAAAAATTACCTTATAAGTATATATGGGAATGAAAATAGAAAATTGTTATATATGTGGTAATAAACCATTTAGGTCTTTTTATTATGGTATTAAAAATGGTTTTTTAGATGAAACTGGGTTAAATATTAACTTTTTTTCTTTTGAAAAAAGACCTAATTATGTAAATTTATGTGAAAATCATTTTATGAGTTTAGGAAGTGTTAGTTGCGTACCAGATCACATACCAAAAAAACAAGTATGGAATTTTTTATTAAATAAATTAGTTAAAGAAAATAAAGATGAAAAATAAATGTCCTTATTGTAATAAAACAAACTGTATAGCTACGCAAGTTTTTAGTAATGTTGATAATTATGGTGGTACTGGTGGAACTATTCCATGTTTACACTGTGGTAAAATCATTAAAGTTTATGCAACTAGAGAAGTTATACTACATTCAGTAACTAAATCAAACAAATTAAGAGATGAATGTGATTGGTAATTTTTAATAAAGGAGAAATAAATGGATGATAAACTAACAAAACAAGATATTGATTTACTAGTTGAAGGAATTGAGATGTGGGAGAAATATCCTGAGATGATAATAAACACATATGAATTTATGAAACAAGGATATATAGAAAAAGGTTCTACACAACCAATTGATGAAGCTACACAAATAAAAATTAAAGAATTAAAAGAGCAAATTAAAACTAGAAAGCATCAAGCTATACTTATTAAATACAAATTAGTAAAATTAAATCATGTGTTAGATGTAGAAGAAATAGAGAAAAAATTTAACAAGGAACAAAATTGAAATCATCATGCGGCAATTGTGGAGATTTTGTTAGTGGTGTTGTAGTAAATTACTACTATAACAATCAAAGTATGATATATTGTTGTTTTGATAATAATTATGATGGTGTATTTATTGTTGAAGAAAATATATTTATTATTTGTAAAGAATGTGAAAATGAATTTAATATAAATAAATTCTCTGATTATCATATACCAAAACATATACCAGAAAAACAAAGACATAAATATTTTAAAACTTTTATAGAAAAGAATAGAAAATGAATACTTTAGATCTAATAAATCTATATGAGAGGTTAGTAAGAGAAAAACATTCTCGTTTCTATAAAATAAGTAGAAGAGGTGATGCTTATGTAAAACACAGAAAAACTTTCTCTAAGCTAAATGAAAAACTTAAAAAGAAAGATATATCACCAGATGATTTTATAAGGATACAGTTTAGTGCTAAAGGATATAAGCCTTATCCTAACCAACTACTATCTAAAGTAGCTATGCAAAGATATTTAGATCATATTAGTTGTATAACAAGTGAAGAAATAAATAGAACTCAAGAATCATATTTACGTGAATTATGTGAAGATGGTTACACATTAGAAGAAGCATTGCAATTTGATATATTCTACTATTATTTCAGATGTAGTAAGTTAAAAGATTATCCTAAAAATTGGTTGTTTTTAGCACAGAAAGAAATTGAGAAAACACCAGAACTTAAAAACATAAAATTATGAAATGTAAAAAATGTAAATTATGATAATTGTACATGTGTTACATGTACAGGAGAAGTTAATATTGGTATATGTGGTGAATGTGTTTCTAATATTTACTATGAAATAATAACATTACCAAAACATATACCAGAAAAACAAAGACATAAATATAAAGTAGAATATATAAAGGAGAATTATGACGGATGAATTTGAGAAACTATTAATATCAGCACTACTAAAAGATAAACAATTTTTAAAAGAAACAATAGGTTATATTGATGATGAAATATTTAAAAATCAATACTATAAATATTTTTATTCTATATTAGAAACATATTATAATAAGTATAATAATGTAATACCTTTTGATATATTTAAATATTTACTATCCAAAACTTTAACTAAACAAAATTTCTCTAACGAAGAATTCCCTATAATATCAGGATTAATAATTGATATATTTGATACAAAATACGATATTAAATTTTTAAAGTCTGAAATAGGTAATCACATAAAAGAACGTAAGTTAAGAAAAATATTATCAAGTGCTAGTCAAAATTTTAATTTAAATAAAATTGAAAAACTATTAGAAGATTTAAAAGATGCTAATAAATATGATCCTGAAGAAGATAAACCACTTGAATACGTATCATCATTACACAAAAGAAGTCTTGGTCAAAAGCCAGTACCAACATCTATTACTAGTTTAGATACTATTATTGGTGGTGGAATAACTCCAGGTGAATTTGGTTTAATTTCTGCTCAAACTGGTGGTTGTAAATCTATGACTTTATTAAATTTTGCTTGGGGTGCTGTTCATTTAGGTTTTAGGGTATTGTTTATAACCCTAGAAGATTCTATGGATACTGTGATGCAAAGATTTGATGCTTTATTCTCAAATCAAGAATTTATAACTTTTAGGAGAGACCCAACAGCTTCACAAAGAATTAAAAATAAAGTACTTGAACATAAAAATAAATTATATGTGAAGGATTTTTCATCTGGTATATGTACAGTAGGTAAAATAAGGTCAGTTATAGCTGGTATGGATAAAATGGATTTAATTGTAGTAGATTATTTAGATGAATTAGGTGGAAGAAATAAGAGAAGTGACAGATGGCAAGAAGTGGAAGATTCATCTAGGGAATTAAAAGCATTGGCATCTGAGTTAAATGTTCCTGTTTGGACAGCCACACAAACATCTTCAGCTAGTTATGGTAAGGAATTTGTAGGGTTACAACATATATATGGTGGTAAAGGTAAAGCACATATATCACATATTGTAATTACTGCTGTTCAGACAGAAGAGGAAAGAGCAGGTAATAGATTAAGATACATAATAAGCAAACAGAAAAATGGACCTAAAGGTGGAGTAGTGGATTGTATTGTTGACTTAGCTAAAGTTAGAATTCATGATGCTAAACTAATATGAATAATGAATATTATTTGTGTAAAAAATGTAATACACAATATGAATATAAATACTGTATATTACAGGTAGGTTTTGATAGTAACTCTAATGATGAACATAAAGGTTATTGTTATATTTGTTTTGTTGAATCTAAAATACCAGACCATATACCAAAAGAACAATGGTCAAAATACATGGATAAAAAATATGGAAACTAACTGTGCGTTATGTATTCATAAAAGTTTTACACGTTCATTTTTAATTGGTGTTTGTTTAAAATGTAGAGATAAAATAATACCAGACCACATACCATCAAGACAACATAAGAAATATTTAGAATTTAAAAAGATAATATGAGAAAATGTTTACTTTGTTATAAAGATGTGTCAATATGTGATTTTCTACCTAATAGTAAAATATGTAGAACGTGTTTTTTTTGATATACACAAACTCGTACACAATCATATTCCAAAATAACAGTTTCTAAATATATAAAAGCAAAGATTAAGAAAAATGAAAGGATAAGAGATGAAAAGTCTAAATGAACAAATAGATGATTTTATTATGCCATTCGGCAAATTTAAAGATTGTAAATTAGAAGATGTAGATTTAGAATATCTTGATTGGTTTGCTATAAACTCCACAAATAGACTACATAGAATGATAGCAAATAAGTATATAGAAAGAGTAACTAAAAAGTTTAAAAATAATAATGTAGATTTAGATAGAGTAATTAATAAAGATGATGATTTAGAAAAAGAAATGAATGAACACTTTTAAGGGGAATTATGGATAACATAAATAAGATAGATCGTGTAGCAGTTAGTGGTGAAAAGAATGGTAGATGGTCAGGTGGTGTTAATTCTTATTATAAAAACCATTACCAATTAAAACTTAATAGAAAAGAAAAGATGAAACAAGTAGGTAGTTTATGTGAGAAATGTGGTAAGAAAGTTCCACTATTTGCAACACATAAAGATGGTGACAAAGATAATCATATTATAATTAATTTAGAAATGTTATGTAGTAGATGTAGACCAAGATCAAAAGACTATAATAGTAAATATGTTAAGAAGTTTGGTATGTCTATGGAAACTATGAAAAATAAATACAATCTTACAGAACATGACGTATATAAAAAATGTATTAAGACTTCTAGTAATGAGAAAGAAATAAAAATTAAATTAGAAAAACTTTCTGAAGAAAATAACAAATGAATATGTATATCTACTATTTTTTATATTACTATATATGTAGTACTCCAATAATATTTTTTATAATATATAACTCTTTGTTTGTATATGAACAAAATAATTGGGGTTTTAGTATGAGTAAATCTTTTTTTGAATCAAATAAAATTTACTCAATATATTTTGGAATTTTACTTACATTAGTAAATGTTATTGGTATTTTACTTACATATTTTTTCACTAAAAAATTTAAATATGGTATTGGTTTTCATAAAAATATTAAATTAATATGTAAAAAATGTAATAAAAAACTTACAATTTCAAAAAATGTAGATTTTGAAATTTTTAATGGTTTTAAATATGGTAATATTATAATTAATGGTTTGAAATATGGTAATATTACAAATAATGATGAAATATTTATTAAATGTGTAAAATGTTATGAAACTTTATGGTATAAAATACCATCACATATACCATTAAGCCAAAATAAAAACTATTTAAAATTATTTAAAAAGAAATATGTATTATAAATGTAAATGTTGTAAAGAAAATATAATTAATGAATGTAGCGAATCTTATATATGTGGTTGTGTTTGTGCTGTGTGTAGAGATAAGATTATACCTAAATACATTCCACTAAAACAACATAAAAAATATTTAAATTCTAAATATAAAATATTATGAAACATTGTACTATTATTTGTAAAATGTGTTATAAAATTTTATATTGTAAGTTATCAAAAAAAACTGGTATATGTTTTAATTGTAGAGAAGAATTAATTCCAAATCACATACCAAAAGAACAATTTAAAAAATATTGGAGTAATAAAAAGTGGATGATATAAAAGTTACATGTATAAATCCTTATTGTGATGATGATAAAGATCATCTTTGGATAAATGTACAGAAGATGATCTATCATTGCTGGAAATGTGGATACTCTGGTAGAATAGTAGAAAATAAAGGTATACTAAATATACTAAAAAATAGAAAAACTACTAAACCAGTTTCTAGAAACAAAAAATTTGTACAAGACAGTAAAGAATTGATTGATCCAAATGGATTTATACCTATAGAATCTTTGAAATCTAATCATTATACTATAGAGTATATTAAATCAAGATGTGTTTCTATTGAGTTATGTACTAAGTTAGGTGGTATGTACTCACAACAAGGACCTCTAAATGGTAGAATAGTGTTTCCTATTAAGAGTGGTAATAATATTGTAGGTTGGCAAGGTAGATCTGTATATAATAGGATTCCTAAATACCTTATATTTGGTAAAAAGAGTTTAGGTATATTTGCTATAAAGGATTTAAAATCATATAAAAACTTTGTTATTATTTTTGAAGGTGTGTTTGATATATTGAAAGTACCTGATTATGGTATATGTATATTAGGTAAGAAGTTAAGTAAAGAACAAAAGAGACTACTTACAGCATTTCTAAATGTTAAAACAGTATTTGTTATGTTGGATAGCGATGCAAACATACATTCTAAGAGAGATTACGAACAAGAGTTATGTGATGAATTATCAGAGTATTTTAATACTATTCCAGTTCAATTAAAATCTGGTGATCCTGGTGACCTTACTGAAAATGAGATATTGAAATTATGCCTAAACAAAATAAAGAAATAAAATGGAACTACAAAAAGCAATAAAAAAATCTACGTGTCAAAATCACGCATATAGAGTTAATGAAGATGGAAGTTTATTATTCTATAACGGTAATAATAAATATTCTGGTTTTGGTAATACTGGCGTACACCATACAGGTAAAATATTATCTACTAATGAATCAAACTATAATGATTGGATACCATACTTTATAAAACCTGAACATATACCAGATGATCAATGGTTCACTTATTTTAAATCTTATTGGGAGAAACATAAAGATGAAACTTAGAAAGTTTATAAATAGTGATGAAAATGTGTGGATAGAACCAGTAGATAATATTAACTTATTTAAACATTGTGCATGTGGAAAAGAAAAGGTTAAAAAAGAAACATTCAATATGGATGTAGCACCACTTTTATTAATTCACGGAGTTGAGATTGTTAAATTTATAAAATAGAGGAAGATTATGGAAAAGATATTTAATTGTGATGAAACAGGTGAAACTTTAATAGTAAAAAGTGTAAAAGACAAATCATATTCATATGATAGTATACATAATATGACTATTAGAGAAGTAGAAAATTTTATTATGTATGTTAATGAGAATACTTTTAGACAATCTTTTAGAAATATTGTAAGAACTAAAGAAGGGAGAAAAAAATTAATTAGTTTTGCACAAACTATTCATGGTAGGTTGTACGACATAGTAAGAGAAAAATCACACTATTAATCTTATAAGGAGGATGTTATGTTAGCTACACTAGAAAAAAAGAAGTTAAACTTTACTGATTTAAAAGCACCGATTCATGAGCAATTTAAATTAATGTCTAAGACTCAATTATTTAGAACAAATGTAGATAAAGACCTATTATGGGATACTTATCTTTCTTCATTTCCAGAAGGAACTAATCCTATATATAAAGAACGTACAGAACATGATTGTCAAAGTTGTAGACAATTTATAAGAGCTTCTGGTAATGTTGTTACTATTAAGGATAACAAGTTAGTTTCTATATGGGATGTTGAAGTAGGTGGTAGCTATCAAGTTGTAGTAGATGCCTTGTCTAAACTAGTTAAATCCAACCTCATTGCAGATGTATTCTTACATTATGAGCAACAGATAGGAACTGATTTTAATAATCAAATGTTAGAAGATGGTGAAATAATAAAATGGAATCATCTTCATTTTAAATTACCTACTAAATTTGTAATGAGTGGTGATAGAGTTGGTACAAAACTATCAGAATTAAGAAGTAATAAAGAAGTATTTAAACGTGGATTAGATGAAATAACATTAGAATCAGTAGAGACAGTTTTAGAACTAATAGAACAAAACTCCATATACAGAGGTGCAGAACATAAAGGTATTGTAGAACTATTCTTAAAACATAAAGATATTTATGATAAGATCATTGATAGTAGTGAGAAAGATAACTATTGTTGGGATACATCTATAATACTTAAATCTGCATCTAAGATAAGAAATACTGTGATTGGTACTTTACTAGTTGATATTTCAGATGGTAAACCTTTAGATGCATCAGTGAAGTCTTTTGAAACTAAGGTTGCACCAGTAAACTATAAAAGACCTACAGCATTAGTTACAAAAAGTATGATAGATAATGCTCAGAAGAAAGTAGAAGAACTTGGTATTGGTGAGTCATTACAAAGACGTTATGCAGTCACTGATGACATAACCATAAATAATGTATTGTTTGCTAACAGAGAAATAAAGAAGTCAATGAATGTTTTTGATGAATTGAAAAGTGAAGCACAAGATAAACTACCTAATCTAAAGAAAGTAGATGAAGTAGATATTAAAACATTCATTGAGGATGTAGTACCAAAGGCTGATAAGATTGAATTACTATTTGATAATAGTCATACTGGTAATCTTATGAGTTTGATAGCACCAGTAAATAAGGATTCAAAGAGAATCTTTAAATGGGATAATAACTTCTCTTGGTCATATAATGGTGAAGTTACAGATTCTATTAAGGAACGAGTAAAGAAAGCTGGTGGTAGTGTGACTGGTGATTTAAGGTGTTCTTTATCTTGGTTTAATTATGATGACTTAGATATTCATTTAATAGAACCAAAAGGTGGTGTAACCATTTATTATGGTCGTAAGAGTTCACCTAAAGGTGGAAAGCTTGATGTTGATATGAATGCTGGTGGTGGAAGAAGTAGAAATGCTGTAGAGAACATAACTTATAAGAATAAGGCTAAAATGATTGAAGGAAAATATGTATTGAAAGTACATCAATTTTCTAAACGTGAAACAGTTGATGTAGGATTTGATGTAGAGATAGAATTTGGTGGTGAAATACATTCATTCCATTATGATAAACCTGTATCTGGGTATGTTACAGTTGCAGAGTTTGAGTACACACATGCATATGGTATTAAGATAATTAAATCTTTACCATCTACTAAAGCAACCAAAGAAGTGTGGGGAATTAATACACAAAAATTCCAGAATGTTTCTATGATAATGAACTCACCTAATAACTGGGATGATTATATTACAGGTAACAAACATTGGTTCTTTATATTAGAAGGATGTAGGAATCAAGAAAAAGGAAGAGGATTTTATAATGAATTTCTTAGTAACGATCTAACTAAACATAGAAAAGTGTTTGAAGTACTTGGATCTAAAATGAAAACAGAGAAGTCTAATGATCAGTTGAGTGGTCTTGGATTTAGCTCTACACAAAGAAACAGTGTTTACTGTAGAGTAACTGGTAGTTTCTCAAGAACTATAAAAATTAACTTTTAAAGGAGAGTTATGGATAAAATAAAATTACACTACTCAATAAGAAGTGGTGGTGATGGTAGTGCTCATATACAATTTATGGAGTCAGAAGAATTAGCAATATGGGATCAAGACAACATGGATGAAGGTTGGGGTGAAACTTGTAACGGTTATGTTGAACTTTCATCAAAATCACGTATAATACTTTTAGAAGATATTATGACTATAGATGATATGATTGAAGATATAGAAAATAGTTTATCTTATTGTTGTGATACTATTAAAGAAAGTTATGAAAAACAACTTACAGAACTTAAAAAAATGAAAGGAAAACAAAATGGAGAACTTTGAAAAAGCTAGTAAAGATAAGTATCGTTTTAATACACCAGTAGGACAAATAACAGTAGAGGATTTATGGGATATCCCACTTGTATCTAGAAAATCTAATATTTCCCTAGATAATATTGCTAAAGGCCTTAACAAACAAATAAATGAAAATGAGGAGGAAAGTTTCGTAGTAAAAAGTACAAGTAAGAATAATATTCTATTAACTAAATTTAATATTGTTAAAAAAGTTATAGAAGTTAGGTTGGCAGAAGCTAAAGCTGTAGACGACAGGAAAAAGAATAAAGAGAAGAAACAACGTATTATGTCTATACTTGCAGATAAGCAAGATGAAAGTTTGAAAGGTAAGTCTGAAGAAGAACTAACAAAACTACTAGGAGAACTTTAAATAATATTTTAATTTTATTAATATTTAAGGAGATAAAAATTGAATTTAGAATTATTAATTATTGACCCACAAAAAGATTTTTGTGATCCAAAAGGTTCTTTGTTTGTACCTGGTGCAGATAAAGATATACAAAGACTTTCTAGTATGATTTCTCGTTTAGGTGGTAAGATCAAAGATATTCACGTAACTTTAGATAGTCATCATTATGTAGATATAGCTCATCCAATATTTTGGATAGATAGTGATGGTAAACACCCAAACCCATTCACATTGATTAGTAAAGATGATGTGGAAAATGGAGTTTGGAGATCTACAAATCCTAATTTTCAAAAAAGAGCTTTAGAGTATGTAAAAACACTTGATATTAACAGTAGATATCTACTATGTATATGGCCTCCACATTGTTTGATAGGTTCAGAAGGATATCAAGTAGTTCCAGAATTGTTCAATGTACTTACAGAGTGGGAAAAGTCTTTCAAAATGGTAGATTATGTTACAAAAGGTAGTAATTTTTGGACAGAACATTATTCAGCAGTTCAAGCAGATGTACCTGATCCTGAAGATCCTGGTACTATGTTAAATACAAGACTTATTGAAACTCTTGAAAGGGCTGATATTGTAGTTATAGCAGGAGAAGCTTTGTCACATTGTGTAGCTAATACTGTAACAGATGTTGCTAATGCATTTGGAGATGATAGTATTAAGAAGTTGGTTTTACTAGAAGATGCTACTTCAAATGTTCCTTCTTTTGAGCAGCTTGGAATAGATTTTGTAAATGATTTAAAGAGTAGAGGTATGCAGGTTTCTAATTCAATAGACTTTTTAAAATAGAAAGGTTGTTAATATGCCAAATTTAATGGGAGATGACTTAGTAAAATCAACAATTCCTGGAACTGGTGCTTTTAATTTTTCAGGTATTAGACCTGAAGATTTAGGAGCAACAGAGTACACATTGGTAGTTATAGCTGTGGATAGATCATCAAGTGTTAGAGATTTTGATACAGAGTTGGTAAAAACTATTAAGAAAATTGTAGAAGCTTGTAAGAAGTCACCAAGAGCAGAGAATCTTATGATTAGACTTATTTCATTCAACCATGAGTTGGAAGAGATTCACGGATTTAAAACTTTGAATACTATAGACATAGATGATTATAAAAGTTTGAATCCATCAGGTATGACAGCATTATTTGATGCAGCTTACTCAGGAGTTGGATCTATAGTAACTTTTGCAAAAACACTTATAGATCAAGATTTTGATGTTAATGGTGCTTTGTACATTATTACAGATGGTATGGATAATAGATCAACTATGACACCTGAAGGAATATCTAACTGGATTAAGAAGGTTGGTCATGATGAAGAAATTGAATCCTTAATATCAGTTCTTGTAGGTGTTAATATTGAAGATAGTACTGTCAAACAATGTTTGGAATCTTTTAAACAGGACGCCAATCTTGATAAGTTTATTAATGTTGGTGATGCTACTGAAAGTAAGCTTGCTCAATTAGCTGACTTTGTTAGTCAAAGTATTTCAAGCCAAAGCCAGTCTATAGGAACAGGAGGTCCCAGCCAAATAGCTGGATTCTAATATGCAAGTAGATTCTTTTTTAACTAAAGGAACTGCTCATTCGATCTGTGAGGATTACATAAGGCATGGGACAAAACCATTTCCTTATGTAATTCTTTCAGACGGTTGTTCTAGTTCTCATAATACTGATATAGGCGCCAGAATACTTGTAAGTCAAGCTCATAGAACATTTCTTGATGATATGTTTGTAGAATTTAAAGCTGATAAAGGTTTGTCTTTGCCTAAATTCACAGTTTTACAACCTTCTTTAGATGTAGTGACTTTAATGGGATTAGATCATGCTTGTTTAGATGCTACTTTGATGTGTGCAATGGTTGTTGAAGATCAAATTTTAGTGAGAGTTTTCGGAGATGGTAGTATTATTCAGATTATGAAAGATGGTAGAGTACAAATTATGAATTACTCATATGCAGAGAATGCGCCTTTCTATTTATCTTATTTGAAGAGTTCAGAAGATGTGGAAAAATATCTTAAAAAGTTTAGTCCTTATGTGTTTGAGAAACGTTATTTTGCAGGTGTTAATATGTACAATAATAATATACCTGTTAATAAACCTTTTCAAATAAATATACCTAAAAAAGATGTTAAAGCTGTTTTAATTGCTTCTGATGGTATTGAATCTTTTTCAGGTGATTTTGCAGATAATATAGTAGAAGTAGTTAATGAATTTACATCCTTTAAAAATATTAAAGGAGAATTTGTTAAGCGTAGATCTAATAAAGCAATAAAAAAATTAGGAACACATTATGATGATATTTCCATAGGAGGTTTTTATTTTGATAGTGTATGAGAATGGTAAAAAAATAAGCCTTACTCAAAATGATTTTATAACTAAAGGAGGTGAGGGTGAAGTCTACGGAAAAGGTTCTAGTATTTATAAAATCTATCATGACCGTAGTAAAATGATTGCTAATGGGAAGATTTTAGAATTAAAAAATATTACTGATTCTAAAGTCATAGTACCTTTAAATATTCTCAGTAATAGTAGACAGGTTGATGTAGGTTTCACAATGGATTGGATCAAGAAAACTATTTCTATTTGTAAATTGTTTACTAATGATTTCAGAAATATGAACAATATATCTGATAAGATGGCTATAGATCTTATAAATGTTTTGAGAAATGTTATAAATAATATCCATTCTAAAAAGTGTCTTATTGTTGATCTTAATGAATTAAATATATTAGTAGATACAAAGTTTCAATGTCCTTATTTTATAGATGTTGATTCATACCAAACACCAAGTTATCCAGCAACAGCAATAATGCCTTATGTTAAAGACCACCAAACAAAAGGTTTTAATGAAAATACTGATTGGTTTTCATTCGCAATACTTACTTGTCAGTTATTGATTGGTATACATCCTTATAAGGGTAAGCATTCACAATATAATAAAAAAGAATTAATAAAACGAATGAAAGAAAATGCATCTATATTTGGTTCTAATATAAGATTACCATCTGCTGTTAGAGATTTTAATGTTATACCTGATACCTATTTAGAATGGTTTCAAAGGTTGTTTGAAAATGGTGTTCGTGAAGCACCTCCTGAAAATATGGGAAAGCTTATACCTATAGTTGGTGTAGTTAAAGTGATTAGTTCAGTAGAAAAATTTATTGTTAAAGAGATTATGAATCTTGATTTTTCAGAAAATATCTTATACTATAAAAGATATGAAAATAAAAACATAGTAAAAGGATCAAGTAAGATCCAAATTAATAAGAAAGAACATACTCTCTCTTCCACAAAGACTGAATTAGTAATTGAAGAAAATACACAAATGCCAATATTTGTTCACATAGATAAAGGTATTTTATCAATAACTAATGAGTTAAATTTACCTCAAGATAGTATTCAATTACGAGCAGATGATATGATGGTTGTAGGCAATAGTGTATTTTTACAATATAATAATATGTTGTCTGAGGTGAGATTCAAAATACTTAATAATACTTTAATTAAAACTGTTAGATCCTATTGGAATATAATGCCAAATTCTAGTGAGATGTTTTCTGGTTTAGTTTATCAAAGTATTTTAGGAAAACCTTATTTGATGATACCTGTACCTACAAAGAAGTCCACACAATGCCATGTAATACCTATATCTGAATTAGAGGATTATAAGATTATTGAAGCAAAGCATGATTCACAAGTTGTCCAGATAATATGTTTTAAAGATGGTATGTATGATAGAGTTACAATTGTATTTTCTGAAAAATATGATAATTACTCATTGAGAACCACTAAAGATGTAGATTATAAATATAATAATTTTATAGTTTTGGAGAACGGAGTTGTGGCATCTATAGTAGAAGATGGGCAGATGGAAATTTATTTTAATAATTTGAACAATACTAGAATTAGAGTTGTAGATAGTAAAGATATTCGCACATCAATGTTGTTGATGAAAGATGGTATAACAGTACTTTTTGCAGAAGGTACAAAGTTATATAGTATGAAATTAAAAACTTAGTAAGGACTTTAAATAATATTTTAATTTTAGAAATGGGGTGTAGCCATTGGGAAAGGCATCTGCCTTTGACGCAGATAATGTGAGTTCGAGTCTCACCACCCCTTTAACTTAATAGGAGAAAAATTATGGAAACATTTGTACTAGTATGTAGTATATTATTTGCAATCAAGTCTACTGTTATTTTGCAATCAAGTTTTAAACAAATTAAAATTACTAGAAATCAGAGAATATTTCAATTTGTTATTGCTACTGGTATAGCAACTTGGGGATTTTTAACATATTTTTAAATTTATTACTAATACTATGATAAAAAAAACTTTTAATGCTAGAATAAGGAATAGGAAAAGAAGAAAAACATGTTTTATGAAATTTGGTGGTAGAGAAGTAATATCTAATGTGTGTGCAAAAATTGCACATACTAGAATACAAGCAAAGAAACTTGCTAGTAATATAGGTAAAAGACATTACAAGTGTAATATTTGTAGACATTATCATTTAACTAGTCAAAAGGATTTTAAATCAAAATGAAAAATATTAAAATATCTCAAGGTTTGGCTAGTATTGCAGTTTGTGGTTTAGGTGCATATTGTATGTATTTAACCAACGGTAATACTGGTGTTGGTTGGTCTATTTTAGGTTTAATATTTATATGGGAAGGTTATTAGTTTATGAACAATGATTTTGAAAACTTACAAAAATTTGTTGATGATATGAAGTCAACACCATCTTCAAATAAAAAGAAGGAAATATTAAAGAAGTATATATGTAATGAATTCATAATGAAAGTATTACTTTACACAAATGATGAAGATAAAACTTATGGTATAACAAGTGATAAAGTAAAAAAGTTTGATAAAAGTCCAGTTGGTGTATCTACAGGTAGTTTGTTTATTCTACTAGACGATCTTTGTAGTAGAAAATTGACAGGTCATGATGCTCTAAGATCAGTAAAAACTTTCATATTTAATAATCAGACACATAGAGATCTAATATATAATATTATAGATAAAGATATTGAGACTAGAGCTAATACATCTCTCATCAATAAAGTAGTTCCAGGATTTATACCAGAGTTCAAAGTAGCACTTGCAAATAAATATGAAGAGAAGTTAGTAGACTATAAAGATGAGTGGTATGGTAGTAGAAAGTTAGATGGTGTAAGATGTATTTGTAAGATAGATGAATATGGTGAGATTAAGTTTCTATCAAGGACAGGGAAATTATTCACTACTTTAAGTGTATTGAAACTAAATCTTTATCAATTAGGTCTTAAAAATATTGTATTTGATGGTGAGGTATGTATAGTAGATAAGGATAATAAAGAAGATTTCCAAGGTGTTATGAAGGAAATAAAGAAGAAGAATCATAATATAAGAAATCCTAAGTTCTTTATATTCGATGCTTTAATTACAGAAGAATTTAATAGTAAATCATCTAGTGTTATATTTTCAGAAAGATTGAAAAGAATACCAATTTGTAATACCACAGAGAAACTTTCACAAACTATAGTTAGTAGTAAAGAAGAGTTAAAAGAATTAGAGGTAGAAGCAAAAGAAAAAGGTTATGAAGGTGTAATGCTTAGAAAGAATGTAGGTTATAAAGGTAAAAGATCTAATGACTTACTTAAAGTAAAATCATTTATTGATGCAGAGTATGAGGTTAAAGGTGTTATTAATGATGAAATTAGATTCTTTGAGAATGGTAAAGATGTAGGAAGAATGACATTATCTGCTGTAGAGATTAGTCATAAAGGAAATACAGTTAAAGTAGGTAGTGGGTTTACTAAAGAACAAAGAGAATATTATTATAAGAATCCTAATGAAATAATAGGTAAGGTAATAAAAGTTAGATATTTTGAAGAAACAGTTAATGAGAAAGGTGGAATATCTCTAAGATTCCCAGTATTTGTACATAATTATGGAAATAAAAGAACAGAATAACTATTACGTTTATGTTTATTGTGATGGTAGATCTTTATTTAATAATTCTAAATATAAAGAGTTAGTATTTTTACCGTTTTATGTTGGTAAAGGTAAAAATACTAGATATAAAGATACAATTATTAAAGTTTTAAGAAATAAACCAATACATAATAAATATTTAAAAAGAAAATAAGTGAATCATTAAAATTAAACTATAATAAAAAGAAAGGATAGTATGAATATTAACTGGTATGCTTTTACAAAAATAGTAATTATATCATTAGTAATTAATTCTATATGGGCAATTTGTATTACTTATATGCCCATTTCTTATGAAACAAAGTCTATATTTGCATTTGGTGGTATAATTGTTATTTGTTGTATAGTTTTTATATTATGTGTTGGAAAATTTAACCTATATAAATAATATTTTGAAGAAACAACTAATTCTAAAGATGGTTCTATATCTTTAAGATTTCCTACATTTAAATGTATACACGGTAAAGAAAGGAGTTTATAATGTTTGGTAAAAAGAAAGTAAAGAATATAAATAGAAAAGCAGTTTTAACTATTTACTTTAAAGATGGTACTACACCTATACAACTAATACAAGGTGATTATAAAGGTAAATCAAAAATAGGAAATTGTAAAAAATTCTATAAATGGTGGTATTCTAAAGAATCTGAATTGTATATGATACCATATGATTCAGGTGTTTTTAATATTATTAGAAGTAATATATCTCTTATTGAATCAAAAATTATGGAGGATTAATGGAACAACCATATTTAGAAAAGATAGTAACTACCATAGAAAAACTCTATAATATTAAATATGGTGACGATAGAGTATGTGAATGTGGTCATGTTTATTATAGACATTTTGATAGTTATGATGATAACTTTCCATGTGGATGTAAATATTGTTTTTGTTATATATTTATAGAAAAAGTTTAGGAGAATATTGTGAAAAAGAAACAAATTTTAGAAGATGTTATTTGTAATTTTGATATAATTGAATATTTTAAAACCGGTCAAAAACAAAATTTATCAGAATTTTTCATATGTGAAGGTGTATTACAATATGATAGTTATAATAATTTTGATATAGCAATAAAATCAGGTAAGTTTATAGTTATTAATGGTGATGAATATGATGGTTATGAATCAGGATATAATATTAATGAAACTATTGAAGAATTACAAAATTGTAGTAAAGATGTAATAACCACAAGCTTTACTTGTTTAAAAAATGCAGGTGTAGTAGTATCTGACATGCAAGTAATTGATATTACCCAAGATAGATATAATTACACAACACCAAAAAAGAAGAATTTTAAAAATTTTGAAAAGACAGTTCCTCAAGGTGCTACATATAAAGAGCACAGAAACTTTATTAAAAAAACAGGAAAGCCTAGTGGTGCAATTTATGAAAAATCATATCATATTGCAGGAAGTATGTTAATTAAGTATAAAAATTCTAGTTATATATGTGGTATGGATGATGACAGTTATTTTATATCTAAGTTAAAGACCAATCCTAAAAGTGTTGATGCTGCATTCAAATCTCTTAAACCTAGAAGAGTTTTAAAGTATGAAAAGGATAGTGGTAAATTTGCACAAAGACAAGGTGAATGGTTCTTTATACCTAGTGATATTAAATTAGATCCAGATTCATTTTCTTTTCATAATGTTGATTTACCCAAAGAAAAAGGTGGTAACAGTCACACAGTAAATAAATATATCTTGTATAAAGGTAAACACTATTGTGAATCTTATGTTTCACATAAGGAACATGGAACATTAACACTAAATAGTGTATGTGAAGCTATACAGAATACAGCTTTAGCCAGTTGGTCAGTGGTTGGTGTAGATTAATTTTTAATGAGATATTATTATGTTACATAAACTTATTCAATTTATGGAAAGTTTATCAAGTTTTGAACAGTCAGTAGTTTTTTAATAGTTGTTTTTATATTTATAATAATATTATAAAGGAGTTGTATTATGTTGTATAGATTTGTTAATCTTTTTTATGGTAGGTCAAGTGGTGAGTGGTTAGTTATTTTTTCAATAGTTGTTGTAGGAACTGTGGTTGCTTTTAATTGTTAATTTTTTTTTAATTTTATGGAGGATATTATGAACAAAGAACTTAAATCAGTAATAATTACCTTGTCTATAATTTTAGCTTTTATTATTGGTATTGTATCAGTATCTATGTATGTATTTCCAAAATATAGGATATACAAGCAGGACTTGAGAGGTCAAGCTGAGTTGAGAGAAAAGGAATGGACAAAGAAAGTTCTTGTAGAAGAAGCAAAAGCTGAACGAGATAGTGCATCTTTATATGCTGAAGCTAGTATTGTGAAAGCTACAGGTTGGGCTAATGCAGAAGTTGAAAGAGCAAAAGGTGTTGCAGAAGCCAATGAGATTATAGGTGAAAGCTTGAAAGAAAACGAAGAGTATTTAAAGTACCTATGGGTTAAAGGCCTACAAGATGGAAGTAGTGAGGTTATTTATATTCCTACAGAAGCTAATATGCCTATTTTAGAAGCTGGAAAGAGGTAACTTATTTTTATAATTGGATGCTGTTGGTATAATGCTAACAGCATCCATTCTTACAGGAGAATATAATATTTTTGTTCTAAAATCTGTATGAAAAGATTTAATGATTCTGAGTATACTGTAATAAAATAAGTGTGTACCTTTCCTAAATTAAATGATGACTTTTTAAAAAACTTATTTTAAAATTTAATTTTTTATGTTATAATATTTTTATTTTAAAAACTAAATTTTGATGTGATTTTTTTAGCTTCCATTCACTACGTTCATTCAAAAAAGCTAAAAAAATAAGAAACAAGTTTCTTAAAAGATTAATTATAACAAGTATCTTAAAATGTGTCAAGCATATTTTAGATAACACCTCATTTTACAGGACTTATGACAACTATATTTCACTTGACATACAGATTGAATTATGTCAACAACATTCTTAGTTTTGCAGGAGATGAAAAATGAATAAATATAAGGTAAATATTAGAAAAATAGGTGATAAAAAATGGGAAGAATTTACAGGTTCTTTCAGTGAGAAAAAAGGTTATACTATAGAAAAGGTTAAAGATCATATGGTTGAATTTTTCTCATCACCACAGTATAGTTGTTATGAATTTAGTATATTTCAGAAGAGGTTAGGAATAAAAACAATTAAATATGATTACTTGTATGTGTTAGATCTACCTACGATTACACCTTTTAGTAACTTAAATTGAGTGTGTATAAATGTGCGTGTTGTGGATCTATACATGATCCTAATATACATGATCCTAATATACATGATCCTAATATACATGATCCAGATCTTCTTCCACAATATTGTAATATTTGTTTTTATTCTATACCTAAACATATACCTTTAGAACAACATGAAAAATATTTAATATCTTTAAAAAAGGAAAATTATGATTGATAAATGTAAAGGTTGTGGTGAAAATCATATTATAAAAACTGGTATGTGGTTAGCTTTGTATTGTAATAAATGTTTTAATTTAATACCTATAGACCACATTCCACCAGAACAACATGAGAAATACATATTAAGCAAATTAAAAGCTAGGAGGATAAATGGCTATAAAGGGTAAATTTTTAACTAAAAGAATAAGAAAAACATACTGTAAATATGAAAATTGTGGTAGAGAGCTACTTACCAGATCATCCAATAAACAATATTGTCGTAAACATAGAGAAATCATATGTAAGGAAACCAGAAAACTAGCAAGTGAAAGCAGAAAAAGTTCATATATTCGTACTGAAAAATCTATATCTCCTAGAGATATAGTTAGAGAAAAAAGAAATTGTTTGAAGTGTGGTGAGAAATTTAGTAGCTTATCCACACATAATAGGGTATGCTATGATTGTTCTGTAGTAAATGAAAGATGTAAAGAAGGACATAGTATACATTTTGGTGATTTTGGTGTAGACTTTAGAGAATGTGAAGAAATAACACAAATATCTTTAAACTGTAGTGATTGGATTCCTTATATAAAATGAGAATATTAAAATGTAAATGTTGTGGAGAAGAAAAACAAGTCTATGAATATACTGAACAAATAGTAGGTTATTGTGTAGATTGTGTTAATAGTGTACCTAGTCATATAAATGTTTATCAATTAAGAAAGTATTTATTATTTTTAAGTGAGAAAAATGAAAACTAAAACTTGTACAGTATGTGGACTTAATTATGAGTACGATTCTTGGGAGTTTAATATAGAATCAGAGAAATTATGTTGGGGTTGTGTTAGTACAATACCTCTACATATACCAGATGTTCAAGTAAAAAAATACTTATTAATGAAAAAGGAGAGATATGAGAAAGTGTGATAAATGTCACTTAGGAAAAAATAGTAGAAATAAAAGAATGAATCATTGGATTATGGGTGAAGGTAATACTGATAATAAGATAATGTTTGTTGGTGATGTTATTGGTCAACAAGATGCTGTATATGGGTCACCCATATCTGGTGTAATAGGTATGTTATTGTCAGAGTGTGTAGAGAAGGCAGGTTATAAATTAAATGATGTATATAGGACTACACTTTTAAAGTGTATGCAATTATCTAAGGGTAATCCTAAACCACCTGAAGTATTGGCATGTAAGGATTATTTAGAAGATGAAATATTTGAAATTAAACCTAAAGTTATTGTCCCTTTAGGTGCAGTAGCTACAAAATATTTCTTAGGTAATAAGAAAATATCTGATGTGAGAGGGTATGTGTTTGATGATATTAGGGAAGGTATAAGAATAATGCCTACATATCATCCTAGTTCTTTGATTAAGAGACCAGCTAATTTGTTTGAGTTTCAATCAGATATATATAAGGCGTTTCGTGTACTAGAAGGTAAATATAAACCTATACCAAGAAAATACATATATACAGAAGATTTTCAAAAGGTGTATAATTTGGTAAGTAAATGTAATTCATATGCTTTTGATATAGAAACTACTGGTCTGAATACATATAATGATAATATAGTAACTTGTAGTTTCTCTTTTGCTGAAGGTTCATCTATATGTATACCTTTTAATCAAGAATGGTATAAGAAGATATTTGCATTAAATATAAGATCTGTATCACATACCAAGTTTGATGTTTTGTTTCTTAAAAATAGGTATGGTATAGAAGTACAGAATTGGTATTTTGATACTTATGCTGCAATAGGTATATTAAACGACAATGTAAGTCATGGTTTAAAGACGCTTGCATCAGTATATACAGATGTACCTTATTATAATTTAGAAAGTAAATTAGCTTTAGATAAAGAAGATATAAATAAGGTAGCATTGTATAATAACTTTGATACTGATGTAACATTTAGACTGTATAATATATTCAAGGATTGGATAGTGATAGATGGTTATGAAGATTTGTTCTTTAAAACTATTATGCCTGTTAATAGAATGCTTATAGATATAGAATCAACAGGAATAACTATAGATATAAATAGATTAAAGAATTTAAGTTTAAATAAAAATCTTGAATGTGTTAGAATAAAAAGAAAACTTAATGATATATCACCTATAAATTGGAACTCAACAAAACAAGTTGGTGAAGTATTATATAAAGATTTGAAATTAAAATGTCCATCTAAAACACCTACTGGTGCTCCTTGTACAAACGAGGCAGCATTAAAAATACTAGAAAATAAACATGAAGCACCTAAATTATTATTAGAACTGAGACATTTGGTTAAAGGTTTAGGAACATATCTTACAGGTGTGATTAATAAGAAGGAGTATTCTAAAGTTGAGTTAATTAAAACTGAGTTACAACTTTTAGAATACTCTGAAAACTTGAGTTCATATACACCGGATTATAATACAGATCTATTTAAGTTATTACAATATGATGGTAAAATTCATAATTCTAATAATATTAATGGAACAGTTAGTGGTAGATTAACATCACCTCTACATACAATACCAAGAGAAGGTGGTTATAGAGAACTGTTTACTACAGAACAAGGATTTATGTTTGTTGGTATGGATTATAAACAGTTTGAATTAAGGATCGCTGCGTACTTAGCAAAGGAAAATAAATTAATAGAGATTCTAGATTCACCAGATGTAAAGCAACAACTCACAAAGATGATAATTAACTTAGATTATACAGAAGATATATGGACACAGATTAAAGGTGTTATTTATGGTGTATTATATGGTAGAGGATCTGAAAGTATTGCGATAGAATTTGACATGGAAGCAGAGTTTGCAGAAGAGTTAAAGAAAGGATTCTTTAGGAATTTTAAAAATGTAAAGAAAATGTTAAATGGGTTTAGAGATGATGCATTATTTAATGGTGAAATAGTTGATATTGTAGGTAGGAAAAGAAGGTTCATAACTAAACAGTATAATATATTTGATATGGACGGTGATATATTTAGACAATCTGTTAATTTTCCTATTCAAGCTGGTAGTTCTGCAATATTTTGGCCAAAGGTATTAGATTGTCATAACTATCTTAAATATAAAAAGAGTAAAGTAATACATACTAAACATGATGCTGTGTATTTTAAAATACATCAAAGTGAAGAAGATTTAATAGAGAAATGTAAGAGTATATTAGAGAAAAATACATTAATAGGTGATGTATTAGTTGATGTAAAGGTTGGGAGAAACTGGGGTGAATGTTAATAAATGTCATTTCTGTGGAGAAGAGTTAGATCTTAATAATGCTATTACTTATTCATGTTGGGGTTATACTAATTTAAACTACGTAAGATGTAAGTTATTTGTTTGTTCTAAACATTGGAGAATGTTGTATGAAATATCATACTCACTAAATGTTGAATCATTTATTCCAGAACGTCAAAGAGAATATTTAGGTGTAAAAAGATTAGAGGAGGAATTAAATATAAAAGATAGAGTTTAGAATTTATTGTAAAAAGACCCTGCAACAGTTTAAATATTGTTGTGGGGTTTTTTTATGCCTACTACTAATTGTCAAGTGAATTTCTGTTGTTCAAATATATGTTTGACTTTTTACAGAAAATGTGTATAATATAGAAAACGATTAATTTTATTGGGGGTGTTAATGCTTAAAAAAGATTTTAATGATAGTGTTAGAAATTTGTATAACATTAATCCTGATAACCTAGAAGATGAATACATCAATGTAGTTAAAGCTTTTTATCTTTATTCACGCCTAACAACAGAAGCATACTCAGATCAATTAATAGCAAAAGACAAAGTTAAAAAAGTCTCTGCAAAGATATTTCTAAAATCAAAGATGTGTGGTGACACTGATAAGAAAGCTGAGAATGTAGTAAGTGCTGATGAAGGTGTAGTTCAAGAAGCTAAGAAAGATTATTTTGAGAAAGTTAGAATATGGGAGGGATATAAAAACAATAAAGAAAGTGCTGTAATGAAGCATGATGTATTGAAGTCTATTGGTTTTAATCGTAAAACCGATTCTAATATTGATAAAGATTAAGGAGGAAGCAATGGAATTATTTGATGAAAATAAAGATTATTACACAAAGAGTGATTCTTTTAAAAGAAAGAATTATAGGGAGTATTTATTGACTTTAGATCAAGATGCACTAACAAAAGAGTTGTCTGAAAAGATTGTTGGTTCTAAACTAAAGATAGGTAATTGGGAAATGAGACAGTTAGCAGATCATCTAGTTGATATTAAATATGGTAAAGAAGATGATTGACTAATAAGTACTAGAAGATTTAGTGGTTATCGTTATATTAATTTATAATTCATAAGGAGGTATTTTGGCTAAAAGAACAATATATAAGGTAAATTCAAGTAGAGCAAAAGAAACAAAGCAAAGGTTGCAGGAGGAAGCACAAAGGAATCTATTACCCATGTGGAAGATACCAGAAGGTAATAGTAAGATTAGAATACTTCCACCTTGGAGTGAAGCTGGTGATATAGCTTTTGAGTGTAGGTCACATTGGAATATACCACCTAATGATAGAATGGTTAATTGTCTTACTGTTATTAATAAAGAATGTCCTTTGTGTGAGCTTACTAAAGAGTTGAGAGGTCGTGGTAAAGATGCTTTAGCTAGTAAGTTTAGTGCTAAGAAGAGTATTTATTACAATATTATTGTAAGAGGTGAAGAAGAAAAAGGTGTGCAGATAATGCGTTCTGGTATTCAACTTTATGAAAACATTCTTAGTTATTTGTACGATGAAGATTACGGTGATATTACAGATGTTGATGAAGGTAGAGATGTAACTATTGAAAGAACTGGTCAGAAACTAGATACAAGTTATGTTGTAAAGGTATCACCTAATAATTCTACACTGTCTGATGATCCTAAACAGTCTGATGCTTGGATAGATGGTATGTTTGAACTAGATGGTATTATGGATTTCAAAGATGCTTTTGAATTGAAAGATGTCGTTAATAATATTACAGGTGAAAAAACTAATGAAGTTCCTAATGAAGTTCCTACACTAATTGATACATCTGCTAAAGAGGTAGATAATGTTGAAGAAAATAAAGAAGTTGATGTTAGTGCCGAAGATAGAAAAGCAAAATTGTTAAAAGAATTAGAATCACTTGTTTAAGGGGTTACAATGAACCAAGATAAAATATATGAAGATTTATTAGATACATTTGGAAAATCTGGTTCTATGTTAAAAGAGAAACCACTACCAGAACATAAATTAGGATTTCTTAGTACTGGTAGTGGTGCTCTTGACTATTCTTTAGGTGGTGGAATTCCTTATGGTAGATTAACAGAGATATTCGGGTGGCAAAGTACCGGAAAAGCACTACCAAATGATACACCAGTTATGACACCTGACGGATGGTCAAAAATATCAGATTTAAAGATAGGTGATTATGTATTTTCAAAAGATGGTAGTAAAACTAAGGTGACAGGTGTATTTAATAGAGGTAAAAGAAAGTGCTATAATTTTATATTTGATGATGGTTCTGAAATTGAATCATGTGAAGATCATTTGTGGTATGTAAAAGGTAGAAGAGAAAGATTAAAAGAGAAGTTAGGTACAGGTAAAGTTTCTAAAAAATATGGAACTTATAAAGTTATGTCTACTAATGATATAATTGATTATGGTGGTTTAATACCAAAAGAGAAATATCGTGTAGAAATACCACTAGTAGAACCTATTAAATTTAATAAACAAAAAGTTAGTATTGATCCTTATTTATTGGGATTGTTAATAGGTGGTGGTCATTTAGCTGATTACAAAAAGAAAGATAGTACAGGTAATCAGTGCGTTGTAAAACTAACAACTGCTGACGTAGAAATACCTAAGTTTCTTGGTAGTATATGTAGAAAGGATGCTTGTGGTAAGTACTCATATACTATTTCAGGTATGTGTGATAAACTTAGAAATGTTGGTTTGCTAGGTAAGAAATCATATGAAAAATTTGTTCCTAGAGAATACTTATTTAATAATATTAATGTTAGGTTAGAAATTCTTAGAGGATTAATGGATTCTGATGGTCATTGTTCTGTTAGTGGTTTTATGGAATATAGTACAACATCAAAGCAATTGTCAGAAAATGTAAAATTTATTGTTTTGTCTCTTGGTGGTAAGTGTAAAGTAACAAGTAGATACACTTTCTATACGCATAAAGGAGTTAAGAAACGTGGTAGATTAAGTTATCGTGTTATAATTAATTTCAATAATCTAGTACCATTCAGGTTAAAAAGAAAAGTTGACAGATATAAATTTTATAAAAGAGGTTCTAATGGTAGAAGGTTACAAAAAATTGTATCTATTAAGAACAAGAAAGAAGTAACTTGTATATCAGTAGCACATAAAAGTAAACTTTTTGTTACTAAAGATTTTATAGTAACACATAATAGTATATTTGCTGCAAATTTATTAGCATCTTGTCAGAAGAATGGTGGCGTTGGTATAATGCTAGATACTGAGAATTCTATGTTATCTGGTTGGTCTAAGAAATTAGGTATAGATGATTCTAAATTGTTAATACTTGATTCTGATTATCTTGAAGATGCTTTTGATAAAATAGAATTAGCTTGTGAATTTGCTAAAAGGAATAAAGTACCTGCTTGTTTAGTTGTAGACTCATTATCAGTATTAGGATGTAAGAAACAATTTGAAGCTGGAAAAACAGAAGATACAAAAGCATTAGCGTCAGAAGCAAGGATTGTCTCTACTGCATTAAGAAAAATTAATAAGTTAATATGGAATAGTAAAGTAGCATTGATATTAGTATCTCAAGTAAGAGAAAAAATAGGTATTGTATTTGGTAATCCTGAAACAACACCACATGGTAATGCTGTAAAGTTTTATTCTTCTGTTAGATTAAAGACAGCTAATACAGGCTTTATACATCCAGAAAATAAGAAATCTGAAGATCCTATTGGTATGAGTTGTAGAGTATCAATAGTAAAGAATAAGATGGATAGACCACGTAGTCCTGTAGAAGTAGAAATATCTTATTCACATGGTATTGATAAAGTTATGGATACTATAACTTTAGGTATTAAACTTGATAGTATAGTGTTTCATAAGGGTGGTTTTTTCGAGTACAAAGGTCAAAAGTTAAGAATTAAACAGTTTAAAGAATATTTTAACAAAGAGTTAGAAGACGGTTCTATGTTAAAAGATATAACAAAACCTAAAGTTGTAGAAGAAGAAAAGAAGTAGATTAGTATTCTTCATGGTTGTGCTTGTTAGATAATCGGGTCTAACAATTCCTCCTTACCCTGCAATGGTAAATAAAATTATCATTGTGGGGTTTTTTTATGCACTTTTCTAATTCTAAAAGATGTAATTAGATAATGTATATTGACAACATATTGAAAATATAGTATTATTAATAAAATAAATAAAAATGGAGGTTATATTATCGCTAGGCCTAAAGATACTGAAAGAAGAAAAGAAGCATTTAAATTATATAGAGGTAGGAATACTTTATCTAGTATAGCTGAAGAACTTGGTGTTACACAACCAACTCTTTCTAAATGGAAAGTTGAAGATGGTTGGGATGATAAAATAGAAAAGCTACAAGGTATGCTTAAAGCTAGATTAAGTATAAAAGAACAATCAAACAATACAATAATATTAGAAGAAGATGAAAAACAATTAGGTATATTAACTAGTCTAGAAGATATGATTCTAGAGAAGATATGTTCTGAAGAAATAGAACCTACATCTTGGAGTGATGTTGTTAGTACTATTAGATTAGTTAATGAACAAAGGAGATTGATACTTGGTAAACCTACAGTTAAAACAGAAACAACAATAAGTGTAGATTTAAAGGGGTTGGATGATGGAGAACTTGACACAAAACTCAAGGAAACTCAAAGAGCACTTACTCTCATTGAACTTGGAGAAGATAAGACAACGAGCTAGGAGAGATCCTTTTGCTTTTTCTCAGTATATGGCAACTGATTTTGAATGTCCTCTGTCTAATATGCATCAAGAGTGGCATAGTCATATAACTGATAACATATATACTGTTATTACTTCTCCTAAAGATCATCGTAAAACAACTACAATAAGTGTAGAGAGATGTTTATGGGAGTTAGGAAACAATCCAGATATACGAATTAAGATTATAAGTCATTCTGATGACTTATCTTGCAAGATATTACAGGAAATAAAAGGTCATATATCAAAAGAGGGTGGTAAGTTTCATGATATATTTCCAGACATAACAGATGAAGGCGCACCTCTTTGGTCTGCATCTAAAGTTAGATTAGCTGGTACTCATGTTAGAAAGGATTCATCTATAGAAGCTTGTGGAGTATTAGCTTCTGCTACTGGAGGTAAAGCTGATTTAGTTTTATTTGATGATGTTGTTTCTTTTAAGAATGCTATTCTTAACCCTAGTATGAGACAACAAGTTATAGATGCATTCTTTGGTAACTGGATGGATATTAAATCTGGTCCAAAAGCTAGAATTATATATGTTGCAACACCTTGGCACAAAGATGATTTAACTGCAAAGTTATTAAAGACACCAAAGTTTCAATCTTATAAGTATTTTATAGATGAGGACTTTACACCAGTTTGGGAAGAACGGTGGCCTAAGGAAGCACTTATAGAAGAATTTAAATTTAGAGGTGCAATATACTTTAATCCAGCCTTTCGTGGATTAATGATGTCTGATTTTGATAAAGTATTTAATAAGGATAATATTAAAGCTTGTTGTGTTTCAAGACAAGATATGCCTTATATAGATAATCTAGAAAAATTTATAGGTGTTGATTTAGCAATAGGTCAAGGTAAATCCTCTAAGTATACTGTACTATTTGGTTTAGCTTTTGATGAAGAGAAGAAAATTAGATATCCTATTGAAATACGTAGAGGTAAGTTTTCTTCACCTGATACTGCAAGAGAATTAATAGATATGTATAATGAGGTAGCACCTGTAGCTGCTGTAGTTGAGAATAACTTTTATCAACAAGCTATAATAGATTGGTTAGATGATCTACAAGGTGTAGAAATGAACATAGAACCTTTTACTACAGGCTCTCAACAGAAGAAAAGTTTAGATTTTGGTGTTCCTGCTATGGCAACTGATTTTCAAAATGGTAGGTGGGTTATACCAATGGAAGAAGATGAGTATGATTGGGAATTAGAAAAAGGATGTGGTTGTAATATTTGTCATTGGATAACAGAACTTCTACAATATCCTTATGGAACATATAGTGATGCTGTAATGGCTTGTTATTTAGCTGTTCAAGGAAGTAAAAAATATTCTAATGAAGGAGTTGGTAAAGGTGGATTTGCTAGTTGGCAGATGGGATAATATATGAGTGAAAAAAATGGTAATGGGTTTCGTGTTTTAGATCATGATGGTTCAGAGATATCAATGGACTTTTCAAAAGCATTAAATCTAGTTGGAACTTATTCTGCAAAAGTTGTTGGTGATAAAACTATTCAATTAAGTTCCGATTTAAAAGATGGTGACGGATTCAGTATTAATCGTGGTTGGAGAGATGACCACAATACAAATTCTCAGGCTTGGTCGTATTCTTCTCAGAATATGGAGAGAGATTCTCTTTTATCTTTTGATACATTAAGAGAGATTTATAGAAGAAGTTCTCATGTTAGACCAGCAATAGATTCAATAGTTAAAGAAGTAGCACATTTACCTATAAGGGTAGATGGTAAAAAGAGTAGTGTTAAAGCTGTAGAAGAATTTATAAATAGACCTAATATATCAAAAGAGACATGGCCTAGTATTATACAGAAATTTCTTACTGATTTGTTAGTATTAGATCAAGCTGTTATTGAAAAAGTAAGAAGTATAAATGGTAATATTGTAGAAATATATGCTCGTGATGCTACACAGTTTAGACCAGTTCTTGACTCTTCACGTTCATACATAACATATTTTAAACAGATACTAACTGACAGAGCAGGTAAGGAAAGATTAGTAATACCTCATAGTGTTGATGATATTATATGGACAATACAATTTCCAAGAACTTATTCATCTTATGGTACACCTATAATAGAAACAATTACAAATGAAGTATCTGCTTTAATGTATTCATCTCAGTCTATAGCTAAACATTTTATAGATGATGAAATACCACCTGGAGTTTTATATCTAGAGCAGATTGGTAAAAAGGCTTATGAAAGAGCTAAAGCACAGTTTGAAGCAAGTAGGGGTGAGGGTGGAAAAAGACAATTAAAAGTATTAGACAATGTTGGTAATGCTGGATGGATAGATTTCACAAGGCCTTTTAGGGAAATGCAGTTAGCAGAATTAACACTTATTATTCAGGAAACAGTTAATAGAAATTTTGGAGTATCTTCTGTAGATTTAGGTAATGCTGATGGACTAACAAGATCAACAACTGATGCATTATCAAAGAATACAAAATCAAAATTATTTAGACCTTTAGTTAATCTTATAACATTAAAATTAAACAATGAACTAATAAGAGAAATTGCACCAGATGCTTCTTTAAGATTTGTGATAGATCCTGTTGTTGATGCTAGTACTGGTAAGGAATTAAGTGATGCTGGAATTATAACAAAGAATGAAGCAAGAAAAGTTCTTAACTTTGATCCAGTTCCTGGTGGGGATAGGTTAGCCGTGAGAATTGGTAATCAATATCTTGTATTAGATGACATGGGTATGCCTAATGGCATGTCAGATACAAATACATCAGATGCCAGTTCTACAGTTGATAAAGATAAGAACTCAGTAGATGAACAAACTATTGAAGATGCAGAAACTAAGAAGAAAAAGAAAGTTGTATAGAAGTAATAAAAATTAAGGGCTAGAGTAGATCGCTCGAAAGCTACATTCCTAGTAGTCGCCCTTATACATTTTCATAGGAAATTATTCAAGGAGAATAATATGAACAAAGAAGATAGAGTAAAAGAATTAATTGCTTGTTGTCGTATGAAAGATGGTAGAAGATTTTGTAGTTTTTCAATAATACATGATGGAGTAAAGTATTATGCTTCTGTTATGTTAGCTAAATCTATTTGGAATCTTTATAATCCAGATAATAAAGTAGTTTACGGTGATGGTTGCGTTATACATCATATAGATGGTAATAAATTAAATGATAATATTAGTAATTTAATAAAATTAACTAGAAAAGAACATGGAATTTGGCATAGTACTGGTAAAAGAAATGCTATGTATGGTAAAGAAATAACAAATGAGCATAGGAAGAATTTATCTTTATCACGTACAGGAGAAAAGAACCATATGTATGGAAAATTTGGTAAAGATGCTCCTAACTATGGATTAAAAAGATCTAAAGAAACAAAAAATAAAATATCTAAAGCTGTGAGTGGTGAAAGCAATTATAATTATGGTAGAAAATGGTCAAATGAAAGAAAAGATAGACATTCTATTATGCTAAAAGAATCGTGGAAAAAAAGAAAATTACAAATTGTTAAAAATTGATTCTTATTATTTAAAACAGAAACAATCCTTACCATTACAAGCTAAGATTATGTTTTCTGAAAGACGTATTGAAGAATTTTATAGGCATTATAATGGAAAAGTATATGTATCATTTTCAGGTGGTAAAGATTCTACTGTTCTTTTAGATATAATTAGAAAGAAATATCCTAATACTAAAGCTATGTTTTTAAATACTGGCTTAGAGTATCCAGAGATTATTAAATTTGTAAAAAGTGTAGATAATGTAGTTTGGGTAAAACCTAAAATGAATTTTAAAGAAGTATTAAATCATTATGGTTATCCTATTGTATCTAAAGAAGTTAGTCAAAAATTATTTGAAGTTATAAATACAAAATCTGATAAGTTAAGAAACAAAAGATTATATGGTGATAAAAATAAGTCAGGTAAAATACCAGAAAAATGGAAGTATTTAATAAATTCTAATTTTAAAATAAGTTATAAGTGTTGTGATGCATTAAAAAAATGGCCTTCACGTAAGTTTGAAAAAGAGTATGG